ACGTGGAACATTTATGCTTTTATGCAATCGGGCAATCGGGCAGTCGGGCAATCGGTTTGTTGTGGTGGGATAGCGGCTTCAACGGGTATCAGGATTCAACGGCTTCAACGGCTTCAAGATAGTTAAGGATTCATAACTATTAAGGATTCTTAAACATTCCCCTGTAAGTCCGGTCTAACTTATTAAGTCTGGACTAACTTATTAAGTCTGGACTAACTTATTAAGTCTGGACTAACTTTTAAGTCCAGCCTAACATTGTAAGTGCCGTCTAACTTTATAAGTCCAGCCTAACAATCTTTGAAGATAGATAGATAGTCAAATATCGGACTATCTGACGGCAAATCCGCAAGGACTGGCCGCACGCCGATTGCACCGCTACAGGTACGCAAGATATAGGGGCGTGCAACAATATGCCGTACAAGATATAGGGGCTTTACAAAAATGTAAAACCATTAGTCCAATATTTGCCTATTAGTGAGGGAAAGATACCTATACCCTCATGGGTATGCTTCATAGGTTGCTGATACTTAACCAGTCCCAGACTGGACAATTTGAGGGCAAGACCCTGCCCCTTTTCTGCCTTCTCCAGCACCTTCAATTTCAATCACTATCGGAATAGTAGGATTACCATTTGCCGATTTTGCATTATATGTATTATGCGAAGTATGGAAGCGGATTGCTTAGAGTATCAATGAGTTACGCATATCAGGGTGTCAATGGGAAACAGACTTTGCACCCTCGGTTCCCCCGGAGACCAAGGCAACCCGTTTCCCTACAAGTCCCACATGCTCAAACGGTTGCAACAGATTCCGAGGATTCAATGGGTTGCATGGCGTACCGTTCCCGTGACAGGGGCAGGGGCAGTTCAGGACAGGCAAGGCACCATTCCCGTTGCAACACGGTGGCATGTCTTACCGATTCCGGTGCATGTGGGTGATAGGCAGGCCCCTGAAACATACCGATTCCGGTGCAATCAGGGGAAAAAAGGTTCCGTGATGCACCGATTCCGTGGGTATAGGGGGAAACTGGATGCCAAGAAATACCAAGTACCACCACGGTTTCCCAGGCTCCGGGATTGCACGCGGCCCATAGTAAATAGTTAGGTCAAATTTTTTCCGTGGGGTACGGGGGAGGGAGTACCCTTCTGGGCATGTCAAGCAAAATCGACATGCGGCCATTCCACGGGCGGGATATACTTCTGGTCTGTTTCAGCCTCGTCTGGTCTGTGCCCCATTCCCTCTATGTCAAGCAAAATCGGCACGCGGCCATTCCACGGGGGACGTATCGACCCAGAAGGCGGGCATACCCTTCGGGCGGGCAGTTATAGCGGACCAGCGGTTGTGGCGCGTTCTAGGGTAGGACCCTCGATTAAATTCGGGCAAATTTACAAGAGTGTGACGGGGTATAGGTAGCGAGATGGTACATTAGTCATGAAACAGGAGATAGGGCACTACCATCGACCAAATTTGCGCACGGCGGGCATAATGCGACGGAGCGGCTCTCGCGGATTTGGCGGTAAAGAAAAAGCCCGCAGGTAGCTTGACGAGACTACCCACGGGCGTAACTATGGAAAATGCCAGTAGAAAGGAGAGTGTTTGGTCCGCTCCTGTGGCGAGCAAGTTCCTTGCTTGGGATAGCCAGAAGCATTGAGCTTAGCTGGTTCGGTTGCCGTTCGGAGCGAACAGGTGCAACATACCACATCAGGGGAGAAAGTCAAGAGGAAATTGGTGTGATGGCGCGTTTACGAATTTAATCCAGTGTGGCGGGGTAGAAGGAGGGGAGGAGGTCTGGGTGGATAGTTGTAGCGGACCGCCCCGTGCGGCGCGTTCTAGGGCAGGACCCTCGATTAAATTCAGGGGATTTGGAAATGGGGCGTACACACATGTGGGCGCGTGCGTACAAGAGGACGCACAAAGGTCTTGACATTGGCTGGAGGTTTGGTATAGTGGCCGTGGTTATTTGATAGGTATGATGTTTTCGTCATCGCCCCGGAGGTAGGCTCGTCCTGCTTCCGGGGTTTTCTTTTGGGTGAGACAGAAACCTAATCTGCGGTAAGCATTGAGAGTTAAAGGATTGTGAAAAAGTGAGCTAAGTGAGACAAGGCGGAGACGTGTTGAGACAGGGGGTTAAGTGCTTGAGCCGCATATAGTTACAACTAAATCAGGCGGGGTGAGACGCGAGACAAGTCCGCTCCCTCCTATATATATATATATATGTATACCCCTATTATATTATTATATATTATAATTTATTTATTTATATGTCTCATGTCTCAATATAAAAAAAGGAAAGTTCCCCTGTTGAAAATCAATGACTTATGATGAGACAAACTTTTGTCTCCCCGGAACCCACGGAACCCACGGACCCAATTATATTACTCATTCAGTTTCAACGAGTTCCCAGTGATACAACGGACAGCTTTCTCTGTGTCTCATTTCATAACTCATTTGCTCTCAACTCCTTAGCATACGTTTTCCCCCGGCTACCGTGGGTTCCGTGGTCAAAGAGAAAAACGTTTTGTCTCGGTTTGAGCTTGACAACTTGTCTCAACCATGCTACCGTTCCGCTCATGTACGACATACCTATCGCACCCTCCACCCCGCGAGAACTTCGCTGGGAGCACTTCTACCAATTCGTCTATTCCATTCCTCAAACGGTATGGACACCCTACGGTAGTCACACCATCACGGCGGCCTATTCCAATTATGGCACGGAAGGATATTGTGAAGCCCTCGTCCAGATGCTGGACTTTTTCTACAACGTCCCGCTCATGCCGACCAAGGAAATGGTACGAGCTTTCGCCAGTACCACCTACCTTGGCGGTCTTAGCGACCATTCCCTTGACCTCCTGTACGCAAGGGCATTCAACTATATAGATGAGACGAGCATTTGGCCCAAGTACGAGGTCTTCCCTTATCTCCAACATCTTACGGAGGCAGGAGTGCTCCCCGACTGGAAGTGGCGGTACTACGCCAAGTACAATGACGTAGTAGCCACCGCTGGGCGTTACGACCTGCTCAAGAAGGAGGACCACATCTCCCGCTGGGTAATTGATGAGGACTTCCGTCGCAGTATTAAGCGCATCTACCTCACCTTCCCGGACAGCATACTGCACTTTGTGCTCCGTGCAATGGGGCGGCTGAACGGAGCCTCCATGACGAAACGGGAGTACCTCGAACTCGCCCGGTCCTGTGGTAATTGCCGAAACACTGCCCTCAAGTACTTGGATGACATCATCTACCGTATGCAAATAACTTTTGATTACACTTCGAAAATCATTAACCCCGAAAACAAAGTATTCATTCTCAAATGACCATAGAACTACTTAACGATGAAACAGTTCAGAAACTTGAACTGACCTTTACCGCACCCCGCATATCTCAACTACAGCTGGCCGAAGGTATGAAGAAACTACCGACAGGTGGCAGTTGCAACCGCGCCGTCGCCATTGCCCTGCCGGAGGTCCTTCGCCTTCTCATGGGCATGACGGTAGAAAATCAGGAACTGATGCAGTATTACTATCAGGTGCAACTCTTTAAGGTGATGCAGGGGAAGCTGGACGAGAACTCGCTCTCCATGCCTCCCGTATATAAGAGCATCCTCTCCAACTGGCACAAGCACGGTGTAGAAGCCAAGGATATTAAGCCCGCGCTTCCTGCCATCGTACCCTCTGTCCAGTTCCTAAGCAAGCCGGGACTGTATGACTACGCCCTCGACAGCAAGGGTGCAAGGTACTATACCAACCGTAGCCTCGTCAGTGTAGATGGAACATCGTGGCGGCATACGGGTATCTTCGGAATTGACGTAGACCTCAAGGAGAACAAGAAACATACCGCGGAAACCCTTCTCGCTACGGCGCAGGAGAAACTCCCCCAGCTGGATGGCTTCCTCTTCGCATACGTTAGTCCCAATCAGGGGATTAAGGCATTCTTCCAAATCTCCAACTCTACGCTCCAATACCTGAACCAGAATCCGCAGGTGGTGGAGGATGAGGGAAATGATGAACTGGACGTGAAGCGATTGGCAAATGAACGCATCTATCTCCACAAAGCAGTATATCATTCCCTCGCGCAGTACATCCACGAGGGAACCGGATTTGTTCTCGACATGGCCTGTACTGACCCCGCGCGGATGCAGTTCTTCTATCTGGACACCTTCATCCCCGGAACCCCCGGAACCCCTCGATTCCATGTACCCGATATGGAGAAGGCGAAAGCGGACTACCTTCAATACGACAAGAACCGGGCGGTCAGTTACGAACTCCCGTCCGTGGCTCCCGGTGCGCCTCGCCCCAAGATATTCGAGGACTTCATTGCGTGGTTGAAGGTGAACGAGTATTATGATACCGCCGAAGGCCTCTCCCGCATGGACTATATTAAGGGGGACGGTTGCCTCTATGGCGAGTGCCCACAGTGCAAGGGAGGCAAATCGGGCAATAGCCAGAACACGGACCTTCGCTTCTACCCCAATCCCCAGTACCCCCGGCAGTCCTACTTCCACTGCTTCCATGCCAGTTGCAATGGCGCGAACCCGGAGATTATGTCGGTGCAATGGCTCTTCGACATGTACCTGACGGAGTTGGAGGGGGAAGCCGAGAAGAAGGCAGGGGTTGAGCCGTGGTGTCAAGACCCTCTCCTGATGAAGTGCTTCATGCAGGGAATTGCTCCGGTAAATACGAACACCCCTCTCCCGGAGGTCAGCGCGTTGAAGCTCTGCTCTCTCAAGTTCCCCTATGTCCGAAAGAACAAGGCGGGCAAGAGCATCCCCATCCTGACGGACGAGAACATCAAGTATCTTCTCCATCATGGCCTAAATCTCCGTGCCTTCCGTCGAATGAACACGAACGAACTCCTGCTCTTGGACTTTAAGAACAGTAGGTGGTACGAGACGAGCGATACTATATTGAGCAAGATTTCGAGCTTCTGGCAGTTGATTGTTCCCGGTCAGGCTATTCCTACTCCGCGACTTCGCGACGCGTTGTCAAGTATTGCGCAGACCAACTACTACCACCCGCTGGCTACGTTCGTCAGTTCTCGTCCTTGGGATGGGCAGGACCGTTTGCGTGCGTTCTTGGACTACCTTCCCATGAATCAGAACATAGATATGCCCGAAGGCTGGACCCCGGACAAGTACCGGGACATGGTGCTCACGACATGGCTCGTCACCTTGTGGAAGCGCGTGACCCGCCGTCTCTGCTTCCTCACCCATGTGGAATCCCAGACCAGCTTCCCGCAGAACTACGTTCCCATGCTCACAGGTGCGCAGGGGCTGGGTAAAACGAAAGCCACGGACTGGTTGTTCCGTGGGGTCCGCAATGACGTGGCTAGCTCCATCGAAGGATTGAATAGTGCGGATAGCGTGGTCCAGATGGCCCGGCACTCTGCTATCGTCTTGGACGAGATTGATGAAGAAGTCGCTAACAAAATAAAGGAGAGTAAGTTGAAGCGAATCATTACCGGGGAATCTGAAAGTTGCCGTGTTGCTTTCGCCCATTCTCCGGGAACCTATGAGTACTGCGCAAGTATCATTGGGAGTACGAACCAAGAAGAGGTATTGAGAGATACCACAGGCACTCGCCGTTACTACCCGGTAATCTTAGGTGAACGCACCATGCCGGAGGAAGAAATCCCTGCCGGGTTTAGTGCCAACAGCTGGGCGGTGGAGAAGCTCTTCGAACAGGACAACCAGCAACTTTGGGCACAGATTAAATACATGGTAGACGCCCATGAAGATGGCGAATACCGTTGGGCTAATCTGGAAAAAGTCGGTGCATTCCTCGCGGAACAGTATGCCAGTTGCCGAGGCAATGATACTGACCTGACGAAGTACCTTGTCCCCGTGGCTCCCAATGATACGGACACGAAGGGAGAGAGGCTCTCCAAAAAGATACCGGGCGACTTTACCGCTATGCGCAACATCCTCGCTTATGTCCGTAAGAACTTCGGAGACATGGAGAAGGTGGAGAACTGGGCAGACACTAACTTCAAACGAGACCTCATCGCGTCCTACGGTTCCGATTCTCTGATACGTCAAAATGTCAAACGCCTCGATGACCCCAAGCGTACAAAGCGTTTCTTCTTCATGCCAATCGACATTTGGTTGAAGGAAGCAAGCGCAGAAACGAAGGCAAGGGTGTATTCACAATATGAACACATTAAGGTACTTGCGGAAGCCATGTAAAATTTCTTCTAAAAACTTCTTGACAAAAATCTAATCTTTGATACATTGGCCTCGTCACCGGGATTCCGGGGCGGGGCCAATCCCGTTCCGCTAATCCCATAGAATACAACTAAGCAAACAAGCAACAAACATGACTACGACGACCGACGACAACATGATTACCGAGTTGAAAGCTCTTGAATCCGAGCTTCGCTCACAGGTGGAAAAAGCCGAAGCGGAATTGAAGTCCCTTCGCAATAACCACAACCGCATTGTCAAGCTAATCAATCTCCTTGATGGTCTTGGCAACTTGATGAAGAATACGCACGTTACCACGGTTGCGGATTCCCCTCGCCCCGGCTATAGCAAGAATGGCAAGAAGCTGGGCCGCCCGTCCAATGAACGTCTCGCCAACTTGAAGGCGCAGAACCAGAACCTCCGCGAACGGTATGAACTTAGCCAGAAGCGTGACCAGCTGAACAAGTGCATCGACAGTCTTGACTGGATTATCGACTTGCAGGAAGAAGAAGGTGAATACTAAATCTAACCTCTTATGCCCAAAAGACTTATGACATTGGAAGATACAACATACTCTCAAAGATTTAGAGATAACCTCGAGGACACGTTGGAGCAGATGCTTCCGGTTCTCTCATTCATACCCTTTGTCCTTACCCTAGCGGTTAAAGGGTATTGTCCTGAATATTCGTGGATGACGTGCTTCTTAGCGGTACTCGGCAGTCACGTACTTCAAATTCTCTTTGTTGTTACGGTGAACTCCATTCCGAAGAAGGATTCTACCTTCTTCGGGGCGGTCGCCGCCGCTGGTTTCTACTTAGTCCCTATACTCTGCCTCTATAATGCGATGAAGAGCTAATCATGAAAGAATTAGTTGAACTCTCCCCCCTACATGGGCATCTATTACCTCTCCCTATCTATGGGCTTTCTGGTCAATGGTATGCCCCTACTGGCCTCCCTCATCTTCTCGCTCATTCTCGTCCTCATCGTTCTGTGGGTGTGGTCCTTCATCTACATCACCCTCACACATCTATTGAAACGGAGTAACCGGGACATGAACATCAATGTCTTCGGCCTCTCCGCAACATTGGTCACTCTCTTCTTCATAATTATATCACTCTAAACTATGTACAACGAAATTGCCATCGCCGCCCAAACTGTTGATTCCCACTTCTCCTATATGGGATTAGAGGAATCAGCCGCTGACCTCCTGCGCCATCTTCTGTGGGAGATTGAAGAATACCGGGAAGCTGACGCGGAGGACCGCGTAAAGGAGGCAACCGACATCGCCATTCTCGCATTGCGCCTCGTCGCGGCGACCGGACGGGATGAAGGTTTCTCCTTTGAGGATAGCGTACATCTTACAAACGAAAAATGCCGGGAAGTCGTGAACCGCATGAACCGTGCCGTGAAGATGTACAAGAAGGACAGAACCGCCGGAATTCCTATGAGCACCCCACAAGAATACTACGCGCAAGCGAAGGAACAACTAAATACACCCAAACACTAATGCACGAAGAAATAGATAAGAACCCTATATCATTTTCACTGCCTCGCATTCCGGGGTATGAAATGGAGATTACAGACGACCAGACCAAACTCACAGGCGATACTCTTGCCGTTGACTTTGAAACGTATTATGAAGGGAAATATTCCCTCAAGTTCATGGACCCGCATTCCTACTGTCTGGACCCACGGTTCGACGCATACATCATGTCCGTCTATGACGGGAAGTATTGCTGGGTAGGACATCCGAAGGATTTTGACTGGGAGAAAACTACGAAGGACAAAACCCTCGTCGCGTTTAACGCCAGCTTCGACTATGCCGTTTACCTCTTCGCACTTCACGCGCCGGGGGCCAAGGGCATCCCATGTACTCCCAGTTTCCGGCCACCCTTCAAGGAGTGGCTCTGTTCCCGTGCCGCTTCCAACTATCTCGCCATCTATGGCTCTCTTGACAAGATTGTCGCAAAGCTTTGGGGAGTAGAGATTAGCAAGGAGGTCCGAGCCAAGGCCGAAGGCGTTGATTTCCGCAAGATGGAAGTCATCCCCGACGACATGAAGGAATACGTGGCGGGCGATAGTTACTACTGTCTCGCCGTGTGGGACAAGATGAAGAACTTCTGGCCGGAAGATGAACGGGAATGCTGGCTCAATACCTGCATCATGGGATGGCGCGGAGTTCCTACTTCCCGCCAGTATCTTCTTGACGGACTGGAGAAACTCCATCAGGCGCAGGAGGAATACAAGGAAGCTATCCCGCTTGAAAAGAAACTCTCCATTCCCCAACTACGTAGAGCGTGCGAGGAACTGAACATCCCGCCGCCGGAGACGACGAGTAAGGCCAGCGAACTATTTACGGACTGGCTGGAAGAGTATGGCCACCTCGTTCCGTGGGTAACTCTTATCGGGAAATATAGGAGCGTGAACCGCATGATTAGCATTACCGAGCGCATGCTTTCCCGCGTCTATACTGACCATGAAGGGATAGAACGTCTCCCCTATACGCTGACCTACTGTGGCGCAAGCACGGGTCGTTGGACTGCCGGGGGCGACAAGCTCAACCTGCAACAGCTTAACCGTGAAGACGTTCTGGGCTTTAACCAGCGCAACGCCATTCAAGCACCCGAAGGGTATAAGCTCGTGGTATGTGACTGGGCTGGGATTGAAGCACGTCTGACCGCTTGGCTCTGCGGGCAGGAGAAAATTCTTGATACCCTCCGTGCTGGTGAGAAGGACATCTATGCCGCTAACGCGAAAGGTTGGGGCCTCATCCCCGTGGATGTCAAGGACTTCAAACAGTACTGCAAGGAAACTCCGGGGCAAGCGGACCTTCGTCAGCATGTGAAGGCGGGGGTACTTGCTTGCGGCTTTAGTGCTGGATGGAAGGCTATTCAACGCTCGAACCCCGGAATGGACAGGGACCAGTGCCAAGCGATTGTGGACATGTACCGCAGTCGTAGCCCAGAAGTGGTGGCATGGTGGAGAGAGTTGGACGCATTAGCGGCTCGCGGCTATCGTACCCCCTCTCATAGTTTTGCGCTCTCCCTTCCCTCTGGCCGGAAGCTCTATTATCGTAACTGTTACAAGAAACTCATTCAACCCAAGGACGGTCGTCGTCCCTATTTCGCAACCTGCGTCGATTTCGGGTACAAGTCCTCCATCGTCAATACTAACCTCCTTAGCAACAATAACATCCAGTCAATCGCACGTGACCTCATGGTCCGCACGTTCAACCGCCTGTGCAAGGAATTAGAGGGTGCGCAACCTATCCTTCTCGTGCATGACGAAGCCGTAGTGATGGTTCCGGCTGACCATGCCGAGGAATACGCCCAGCGCATCGAACAGATAATGGAAGAAACTCCGCAGTGGGCTTCATCCCTTCCGCTCCTTGCCGAACCTGAAATCATGGACAAGTATCGCAAATGAGTGCGCTTACTCCATTCCCTCCCCAAGAAGATTGCATCCACGATATGGTGGATGCAATTACCCGGCACGGCTATGTGATAAATAAATCCTGCACGGGTACGGGGAAGACATTGGTTACTATCGAAACCGCGAAGGCTATGGGCAAGAGACTTCTCGTCGTCTGCCCTGCCATCGTAGTGACCCAATGGAAGCGAGCGATTGAACAGCAAGGAGCGGACGCGGTGGATGTCCTCTCATGGGAGAAGGTGCGCAGGGGAAGTACCTCCTACTACAAACGCCCAACAAAGGTTCCCAAGTCCCGGATAGTCTTCGGGGCTTGGACCCTTCCCGACGATTCCTTGCTGGTCCTTGATGAAAGCCATAAGGCCAAAACCTATGGTAGCCAAAGCAACATCATGGCATTAACTGCGGCCCATCAAGGACTTCCGACGATTATGCTCTCTGCCACTCCCTTCGTCTCCCCTCTTGACATGAGCGTTCCCGCAACGTATGCCAAGTGGATTCAAGACCCTCGGCGCGGGTTCTGGCTCTGGGCACGTATGCACGGATGCACCGACAGCTTCTGGGGAGGTATCGAGTTTAAGCTCAACCCACGTAACCACGCCATGATGGAGAGCCTGAAACAAAAGCTCTTCACTGCTGGAGTTATGACAGAGATTGACAAGGATAGACTTGACACATTCTTCCCGGAGAATAGAATCGAATATCTGTCCGTGGACGTAGACATGAAAGGTATGAGAGAGATTAAACAGTTGCAGAAAGCACTTGACAAGCTGGACAAATCATGGGACCAGTCCATCGAACGAGCTAACGAGAAGGGAATCGAACTTCCTGCTATCGTTGAACTCCTTCGGCTTCGCCAGCAATCTGAATTGGCTAAGCTCCCCACGATGGCAGAGAAGGCAGTTGAACTTCTGGACAGCGGATATAGCGTCGCCATCTTCGTGTCTTTCCTCGACAGTCTCTCCACACTCTCGGAACTCATTAACAATAAATCGGGTAAGACAATCGCTTATGCCGAGATTAGTGGAGCGGTGACTGGGAAGAACCGACAGGAAGAGGTGGACAAGTTCCAGCGGAATGAAGTTCCTCTCGCTCTCGTGCAGATTAGTGCAGGGGGAACGGGTGTGTCTCTCCACGATACCGAGGGAGGCCACCCCCGCGCCGCACTCATCTCGCCGGACTACGCAATCGTCAATTTGCTACAGGCACAAGGACGTATCGCCCGCCTCGGTGCAAAGTCACACACATTGCAATACATCGTGACCGCCTCCGGTACGGTGGAAGAAAGAATTATTCAAGCACTCAACACAAAAGAAATTTGTCTTAACGCATTAACATCAAATGGCTAATAACGAAACCTACACTCACAGCAAGTACAGTCCGAGTAAGATGGCGTTGCTCGCCACCTGTCCCGGATATGTCCCACGCCCCATGACTAAAGAGGAAGAAGAGGATGACTTCTCCCCGGCGGCCATTGGGACCCGTGTTCACGCGGCCCTTGAAACCAAGAACCCAGAATCCCTTCTTACCAAGCATGAACACATCCTCTACACTGCGGCATCCAACATGGTGGATAGGCTCATGTCCATCTTCGCAACCGAGGTACAAACGGACAAGGTAGAAGTACTCCCGGAACACAAGTTTGAAGGAATCATCTTCAACCCAGACGATGAAGCACAAACCGGAACGGCTGACGTTCTTGTCCGGCATGGCGATACTTCCATGATTATCGACTACAAAATGGGGATGGTCCCCGTATCTGACCCTGCCGAGAATACCCAGTTCATCTACTATGGTTTGCTGGAAATGGCAGAACGCCCTGAATGTAAGCGTATTATCCTTGCGGTGGTACAACCCAGCCAGACCGAAAGCATGAAGATTGCGGCGTTCTACCGCGACGGTAAGGGTCCAAAATTTACCACTGACATGTCCGCTGTCCCTATGGACGAGGCTACCGCAAGGGGAAACATGTCCGCAGTCATTGCCCGCCATTGCCGTGATGCGGAGAACCCCTACGCTTACTCATCCTCTCCGCATGTCTGCCCCTACTGTTCCCGTCTCGCCCGGTGTAAGAAGGTGACTAGCATGGCCCGTAACTTCTCGCTCAAAGTGTTGAAGGACAAGGACCTAGCCGAAGGGATGATTGATAACGTCGGTACGGCGATGGACAACCCGGAAACCCTTGGCTCCCTTCTTTCCTTTGCAAACATTATCGCGGAGGCCAACAAGGTGCATAAGGACTATGCCAAGACCCTCTTCGCTTGCGGCGTTGATGTTCCCGGATGGAAGTATGCACGGCGAGGTAATACCGTGAAGGTGGACAATGATGCCTTCCGTGCCTACGTCGAGCAGTACATTTCCCCAGAGGAAATTCTGGACAGCATCTCCCGCCTCCCTGTGTCGAAGCTTCTTGACATGGTGGTAGATAAAAACAAAGTTGAAGGAGCCACACGTGCCGAGATGAAGGAAGCCAAGGAATCCTTACTCGAAGAGCTTCAAGAACTTGGAGTAGTGAAAGAAGTGACGAGCGCGATGGCTTTGCTCAAAATCAAATAAACATCTTGACATTTCACGAACTTGTGATATAGTCGCGTCAGAGAAGTTACCGAGGGTAGTTCACTCGCCAAAGAAGCCCTCAACCCAAAACCAAGAATAAACGAATACTATGGCTACTAAGAAAACAGAACACGAAACCTTGGGAATAGACCCGGGAGACGCATTGGAACTGGGAACCCCGGAACCCAATCAACTCGCAACCGCTACGGAATACCACTCCTTCGAGGGTGAGACCGACGCTTCGGACATCCAGATTCCCTACCTCAAACTGTGGCAAGCCTCTTGCGATGAAGCCAAATTGGAAGAACCGATTGGCAGTTTGGGCGCGTTCCTTCTCAACGGTCTGGTCGTTGCCGAGCGCAATAATCCTCTTGAATGTATCGTATTGAAGGCTCGTAAGTTCTTCCGCGAATACATCCCGTACAACGAACGTCAGCCCGGCGTATATGCCAAGACGTGGAATACGAAGGAAGAGTATGAAGCAGAAGGATTTGACAAGTCGCAGGTCAACCGTGCCCTTGCCATGTGGCTACTGGTTAAGAAGCCGCAGGGTATTAAGGACGCAAGCACCACCGAGGATGACCTTGACGCTCTCTTCACCATTGACTTCATGGGCGACCAGTGGACGCTGGCACGATACACTCCGGAAGGTAATCAGTACACGGGCGTTGGTGCTCCCTTCATCCAGTTCATGATGTTGAAGGGGAACAAGCTCGGCTCCCTGCCCTTCCGTGTGCAGATTGGTGCACAACGCGCCGTCTCCCGCGACGGGAAGAACAGCTACGCCAAAGCGTTCCTCAAGTTCAAACCGCACCCGGTGGAAGGACAGGTTGAAGCCATCCAAGAGATGGGCCTCCTTTCCGCGGTAACTAAGTAACCCCCTCCCGGCTCTGACGGGTTTATCCCGTAGCACCGCATTGCGGGTAAAAAAGGAGCACGTTCCATTCGGCCATCCCATACCGGGGTGGCCGTCTTATTTTTGTGCTTGACCTTCTGGACTTTGTGGGATATATTCTCCTATGCAACTAGTAGGAGTTGACCCCGGAACCCACGGCGCCCTTGTACTCGCGGACACCCGGAGCAAGAAAATCTGGATAAAGCACATGCCAGAAGACGAAAGGGAACTGGAAATCATATTGAACAAACTGCCACGTAGCCGTCATCGTATCATGTACATTGAGAAGATGAGCTATGCCATGAGCGGGGGCGGCAAGGTGTCCAATCCGAGAAGTAGTGGCGTATTGGGAGAGGCAACCGGGAAGGTCCTCGGTTACGCCGCGGCGGCGGGGTACACTGTCACAAAGGTTTCCCCAATCGTATGGATGCGTGCTATGGGCGCGTATGATACGGGCCTGACCGCCCGGGACCGCACGAAGTGGAAGAACAACCTGAAACGCATCGCGATGGAGAACTTCCCCGGCGCGAAGGTGACATTGCAGAACGCGGACGCTCTTCTCATTCTATTGTACGCGTACCGGGAACTGAACGACGACCACACACTGACCCTCGACAACTGGGATATAGAAAGGATATAGCATGGCACGACACTTTACCCGCTACGGACGACAATGGGAGTACGGAGTATCAGAGCTTGACATCGAACTCTGGTGCTTCAAATACGCATGGCCCGAAGAGAAGGGAGGGCTGGGCAGGTATGGACACGCTAAGAACGCCATCAATCTCCTGTGGAATTACAAGGGCAGTCCTACTCCCATTATCTGGACACCGTGGATTGAACGGATGATTGAAACCGCGTGCAAATATGATGTGGTCATCATGGGTGGAGGCTCGTCCTCTGGGAAGTCATTATCTATGGCTATCATGGCGACGCTCTTCTATCTGGCCGACCCCGTCGATACTCTTTGCCTAGTCACATCGACTACTATTGAAGGTGCGAAGAAACGTATCTTCAAGGATATTAAACGGTTGTGGCGCAAGGAATTTCCGGGTAAGCTCGTTGATGGCAAGGGACAGATTAAAGGCGTGAACGAGGACGGAGATATTGATGATTCCCGCGGCATCTCCATTATCCCCTGCGCGAACGTCGGCGACCCCAGTAGCCGATTTATCGGTATTAAGGCAAAGAACATGCACGTCTTTTACGACGAGCTTTCCGAATTGCCGATTGAACTCGTCGAGGTGTGGCGTACCAACCTCATCACCAACAGAGCGGACACGCCTCCTACCCTGATGGCCGCCTCTAACCCCAAGAGCCGCACCGATGCCTTTGGTGTTATGGCTATGCCCAAGGACGGGTGGAACAGCGTTGACATCTTTGAGGAATACGAGTGGGAGACCAAGGACGGGATTTACATCCGCTTCGACAACACCCAGAACCCCCGCATCAAATATGGCCGCGAGGATTGGAGCTTCTACACCCCGTTGGACATCGTTCAGCAAACGATTGAACAGTATGGGGAGAATAGTCCGTTTGTGATGCGGTTCCACCGGGCCACCTTTTCAGACGATACGGAAGAAGGTTCACTAATGTCGGAGGCTGAAATTTACGGCAGTGGCGCGGATGCCATGCCCGTCTGGGGAGACGGCGAGTTGATTACGATAGCGGGTCTCGACCCTGCCTACACCAACGGCGGGGACCAGTCATGTTTGAAGCTCGCCAAAGTTGGGAGGACTGTCGAGGGCCTCTGGGCTTGTGCAGTCTTCCGTACCTATCTCCTTAAATCCACGTCCGACAAGGAACGGATGAAGCAAAGGAACTTCGACATCGCCCAGCAAGTTGGAGAGATTCTCCGCGCGAACAATGTCGACAGCAAGTACCTTGCGGTTGACGTAACCGGGGGTACTGGTTTCATCGACATCCTCGCCCAGCATGTCGGCACGGACTTCCAGACGGTCAGCTTCGCGGGTATGGCGAGCAAAGTGCCCATTGGCCTGTTGCAGAATCAGGAGGCATGCCAGCAATATAGCAACAAGGTCTCCGAGCTTTGGGGATGTATGAAACTGGCAATCAATGCTCGCCAACTTTATGGCCTCGACCCGACAACTATCGTCGAGCTTAAATCCCGGCTCTACACCATGAACGGAACCCGAATTGCCGTGGAACCCAAGGCGGCCATGAAGAAGCGGATTCATAAATCCCCGGACAACGCGGACGCACTAGCACTATTGGTGCACGTGTGCCGGGGAATCATGGGACCGGAGTTCGGTAAGATTAGGCTTGACATTCAGAACCATAAGGTGGTAGAACATCAAGAGGTAATCAAATATCGCGAAGATGGAACCGCATATATTGAAGCCGCAGACATTGGCAGGTATCTCGGAGGCTTCGTCGGAGGCAATGCCCCCACTCCTGCCTCCGCTCCTGCCCGCGACACCTTTGCCTCCGACGTAACCGCCGCAATGAACATGCTATGGACCTAAGAGCCGCCGCAAAGATTTCTGCTCCCAAACCAATCACTAACGACAACACCGTTATAAGGAAGGCCATTGAGATGTACAAGGCCGGAACTCCCGTGCCCGTCATCTCGGAAGTTACTGGCCTCCCCCGTGAACGTGTTGATAAGATTGTTGATAGCGTCCAACTCTCGAAGGAGGAACTGGCTATCCGCAATGAACTTCTCAATACGTACACGCAGAACACACAGGCACGCATCCTCCAACGCCAAGAGGCGAGGACGAAGATAGAGCTTGACATCGTTGAATCCATGAGTAGTCAGTACAAAGAACTGATGAACAGTGGATTCTCCCGTGTCGCTTCCTTCATGGCTGACGCAGAGATACAATCAATTAAGGATGTACCTCTCTTCCTCTCTATCATGGAGCGAAGCCACGGTCTGTGGGAGAAGTTTAACGAAGCGATTGCGAAGCGCGACATGGACCTACTGTCACAGGTTATCCAGCAGTTCGAACTGGAACAGACCGAGATAGTGACACAGATGGGATTGCAGGGAGGACCAGTAACTCTGAACAAGGATGGCACTCGTCCTGAACTGGAAGAAGGAAGCGCGGCCCGTACCATCACCTTGAAGCTAAAGAAGAAAGGCGAAAAGCCCGAAGCTGACGAAAAATAATATTGACAAGTTCGTATTTTCTCCTATATTGAGGTCATGTCCAAACCCGAATCAATTCAAGAAGTCTTCCGTCGTTGGACCCCGGTAGCTCTCATGAACTTGCCGGAGGAAGTGAAGACCCCAGAAACGTTCCCCGATTATATGGGGACGGATGATGAACCGTTGCCTGTTGGTCATAGTCAGGGAATTCTGACGGTCATTGGGTACTCCCACGATGTCCGATATCCGTATGTCGCGCAATGTGCATGTGGGAATGTGGTCACGATGAACCGTCTGCAATTAACGCGCAAGCAACACCATTGTGGATGCCTGACCCAAATCATGCGCTCATCCTATCTTATCCGCTTGCGGGTAGAAGCTATGCGTTCATGGTGGCAACAGGTTCCTCTGTGGCTCGATGACCTTGACAAGCTTCGCGAACACGCGAAGAAGTACAAGAAGGCCGTCAAGAGAACGAACAAGTACAATGCCAAGCTCTCCCATGTCGAGTACGCGGACGACCCGCTGACGTTTGACAGGGAGGTAGAGACCTCCGGTAGCCCTGACGGGGTGGACGCTTTCCTTTCCCTCATCGCACCGTCGGAGGAATATAGTCAGTTCCTACGCAGTATTGCCGAGAAGCTGACCAAGGAATATAAACCTTGGCCCGCAATCCCAATGGCGAATACAAGCGCGTATGCCAGTTACAAGAACGAACTGCCCGAATTTGACGCGGCTACCTTCATTAACTTCGTCAACTACCTTGCAGACGCACAAGAGGATAAAAACCTGAAACCTACGTCCGACAATGGCGATAAGTGAGAATGCCGCCGTCTTCCATGAGGTAGCACGGGATAAGGAGGTGTGGGGAAAAGCATGGAGATACCGTGCCTACTACCTTGCGTGGGTGAACGGGAAGTCCGCGAGGCTTGCGCCTACACGTGGCGAGGTCATGCACCCCTACCCCGACCGGGCGAACCCTACACACGTGATGGCCTTTAAGGATGTTGACCCGGTGCATGGAGTGCGTCCTAAATACTTTCGGACAAAGATATTCTCGAATAGTACGGAAACCCCACTCACTAGACCCCTCACGCTAACTCCGGGCAGTCCTCGAAAGTACCCCTTCTTCTCCTATCTAATGTATGAGCCTCTCGTCGAATCCCAGCTCTACTTCCGCTGGTATCTCTTCCAGCAGTTGGTAACTGAATGGGCATTCAATATCCTGCCGCCTCAAGCGGACACATCCTTGGGCATACAGGCTGAACGCCGCGCCCTCAAAGCAACTAAAACAAAATAAACGACAATGGCTACAATAGCAATCCCTTGTGAACCTCGCGTCCTTATCAACGGCGCGAACATTGCACAGAACCTCATTGACAGCGTTGCGGCTTCCAGCCGTGGCGACCACGATGTTTGGCTCCTGCTCCCTTACCGGGCCAAGGCCGCCGCTGAACCCATGATTAAAATCTTGAAGAATCAGTTCCGGGACCTTCGCACGATTGAGTTGCTGACCCCTGTCACGGGTAGCTACGCTCTCGTTACTCATCTCTTCGCCCGACTGCAACAGGCTCTGGCTTACGAGAACGCGCCGGACGAACGAGCTATCATTTGGGTTTCCGAACGCGGCAATGAAAAGTTTAAGCCCGGCGCGATTGATACGCTGGATGCAACGTTCTATCGCAAGAAGGCTCCGGTTATTGCGGGTAAATACTTCACCGTTCCCGCTACCGAAGGTTCCTACGAATCCCGCACCGTGGACGGAACCTTCGTCATGTCCAGCCAGCTGGCGAAGCTCTATCCCCAGCGAGTTCCCTACGTCACCATCTCCCAGCATTTCCGTCTCTTCCTTGACAAGGTGCTGACCGAGAAGTGCTTCAACGTGGAGAACTGGGACGACCTCATCACCGTTGGTGAAATCCCCGACGCGGACAACTTTAAGCTTCCCCAAGTTCTTGGCGAAGTCACGGTGACGACCCCTGCCGAGGTATCTATCGCCAGCATCAAAGCGGAATCTATCAATATGATGGGACAGTCCGAGCAAGTAGGTGGAGCAACTAAAGCCCGCGAGGATTTAAGTGAAGCAGAAGACTTGACACCCAGCGCGAAAGTTGTTACACCTGCACCTGTGAAGCCCAAGACCAAGAAAGCCATGAAGGCTGATGCGGTTGAGGGTAAAGACGAAATTGACAAATAGTAGATATGCCGAAACCAGACGCAAATGCTCCCGTAGGTCCGGGGGTTATTGGCGTGGTTGACGAGAACGGAACTCTTCTCAAGCGAAGGGTTCCGACCGCTGACCAAGCCCGCGCCTTGCTCTACTTCTGCCTCACCGCTGACCAGCTATCCATGCAAGCGAGGACAGAGGCACAGGCAGAGCTGGACGGACAACGCCCGTATGACCCAATGGCCCTTTCCGCAGTTGGTCAGAATTATCGAACCAACTACAACTTCCGCACGATGCGGATTGTTCGTGAAAAGGTGGCGGCTAGCCTCCGCGAAGTGTGGGATAACCCCGAACTTGTTTCGGTGCAAACCACCTTCGGAGATAATGCTCGTCGCCCCATTTATTCAGACATCCTTTCCACCGAGGTGACGAAGATGGTCAAGTCCATGCCGGGATTCACTTCCATCATGACAGACCTTCTTCACAACTTCTCCTTCCACGGCTTCGGCCTTGCCTACTTTGAGGACCCTGACACTTGGTACTTCAAGGCGGGTAGTCTGAACGAGTTCGCGTTCGAGCGAAAGGTTAAGCCGGACAGTAGCACCCTTGAGGTTGTGTTTGCTACTCGTACCCTTCGTGCCCATGAACTCTACGATTTCATTCGTGACCCGCAGACCGCAAGGGAAGCTGGCTGGGATGTGGAAGAGGTCATGAAGGTGTTGAAGACCTGTAGTTACAATCAGACAGTACAGCCCCAGCGCATTTCTTGGGAGACCGAGAAGATGCTCAAAAACGGAGACTACACCCTGACCGACGTAATTGGAACCAGTATTCCGATTGCCCACATGTGGGTACGCGAATTCAACGGTACGGTTACTCATTCCATTTTCTTCGTCAACGGAAGCGGCGGCAATGGTCAGGATGTGAAGCGCGACCAGAACCGTGATGTAGACGACACCAAGTTCCTCTACACCAAGGAAGGAGCCTACAACTCTATGGAAGAAGCGTTCGTCCTCTTCCCGCTGGGTAGTAGCACCAATGGAGATATTCATGCTCTCCGCGGATATGGGAATGACCTTCTGCCCCACACTCGTGTCATTGACAAGTTGATGAACCAAGCGACGGACGCGGCGTTCCTCGGCATGGCTCTGAACGTCTCTGCCACCAATGAAACCTCCCGTCTCTCCGCAATGGTGAACCCGATGGGGGCCTATACCATTTTGGACCCGTCAACGCAAGTGGTTCCTAATCCCGTGCCGAATCTGCAACAAGTTGCTGGAACTCCCCTCGCATTCTTGCAGAACCAAATCCGGGAACGCTTGGGCGAGATTGACGTGAATGCTGATGGAGGCATGGGCCGCACCCAGCTGGAAGCTGAAATCCGTATGGGCAATGCGAGCAAGGTCAGCAATAACATCATGGATATGCTCTTGGAGCACATGACCATCCTTCTCCGTGAAATCGTTCGCCGTATCATCCGCAAGGACTACGATGAAGGGATTGGCGGGTTTAAGGAACGTGAACGCATGCTCCAACGTCTGGACGAAGCAGGTGTGCCAAGGGATGCCTTCTTCGCTATCGACCTTGACAGCGTTACCGCTCTCCCGCCTATCGGTGCGGGCAGTAAGGTTCGCCGTACAATGGCTCTCCGTCAGTGTCTCAACTACATGCAGTTCATGCCACGAGCTGGGCAGGAACGTCTCATCCGCATGGCCATTGCCAATGAAACGAATGGACGCACCGCGCAGTTGTTCATGCCGTTGAAGGATGACCCCAACCCGTCCGAAACCGTGGCCGCCTCTATCGCATCCATCCAGAACAACCAGCTCATGGCAGGGCAGGAAGTTCCGGTTATGCCGAACGAGGACCACAGGACGCACGCGGAAGTGCATGCCAACTTCATCATGTCCATGCTACCGGACGCACAGCTGGAACCCGAAGAGATGGCCCAGCTAGCTCAACCTCTACAGCTTCTGGTCGCCCAGTTGGCAGGACACATGGACTATTTGCAGGCCGCCAAGGAAGTTGTCCCCGAATTTGAACAGTACGAGAAACTGGTCAAGAGGTGCAACGAGGTTATTACCAACGGCATGCGGGCCTTGGAAGCGATGCAACAGAACGAAGAAGCGGCTCCCCAAGAAGGACCTACTCCTGAACAGATGAAAGCCGAAGCCGAAATTGAATTGAAGCGCATGAAGACGGAAGCTGAAATCCAGTTGGCTAAGGAAAAGCAGGATGCCGAGATTACTCGTAACGCCGTAGAAGCCAACGCTAAAGCGGCTCAATCGCTGGGAGGTGCACGATGAAGGCAGTTCCTACCTACACTGTCGAAGGGTTCAAAAGCAACAAGGCGGCGACTGGCCGCCTTGCTGAACTCCTGCATGACCCGGTAATGGAAGAAGCTCTCTGCATTGTTCAGTCAAAACTCAATGCGACATTACAGCCCACAATGGAAGCCGCCGCATTGAATGGAGCTTTCGCGGCAGGGGCCAAATCCGTCATCGCCGCTCTTTTCAATCTGGCCGAAGAGAATGAAGAAACCGAATCCCCGGTAACTATGATGAATCATCCCATGACCGAGCGTAACGCTTGGATTAACTCACTTTCACCCAACAGGTAATACATAGATGAACAACGTAAATATTCCCGCAGTAGCGGAGGGCATCATAGAGGGTGCTATTCACAACGACATACATAACATTTTCGAACAGACCCTGTTCGCCCCGGATTCCACGGATTCCACTCAACCCTCCAATCCCGCTAACCCCACGGCTCCCATTGAATCCCCGGATGGTACGGTAGTCATGCCAGATGCTGGGCCTCGCATCGCGGATGATGAAGTAGTCAATACCACGGGAACCCCGGTTCCCCCGGATGACACGGAATCCGAGGAAACCGAGGAAGAACAGAACGAAGAGGGGGAAAACGAAGAGGAAGAAAACGAAGAGGAAGAAAACGAAGAAGGGAAGAAGGAAGAACAGAACAACGGTCCTAAGGAACAGAAAGCGAGCAAGGCCGCGAGCAAGGCATTCGCTGAAATGCGCGTCCAGTTGAGGGGCGCGAAGAAAGAAATCGCGGACTTGAAGGCCAAGTTGGAAGAAGCGGGTAAATCCTCTCCCAACAATGAAGAGCTTGAATCTCTGCGAGAAATTGTACGCGGCTATGCCTTCACCGCAACCGAAGAATACAAGACCAATGTAACTGCCCCGTACAATAAGGCTAACGCCAAACTTGCAGAGATTGCCCGCGCCTCTGGTGCATCTCTGGACATGGACAAGCTGAATGAAGTTGCCCTTAATCCTGACCTCGACGAGTACGACCGGGAAGAAGCGTATGAGGCCATTGGGAAGGAACTGGGCATCAGCGATTCTGCCGTGTTCAAATTTGTCCGCATAGCTAAGGTCCGCGACGCGGCCATTGTCGCCCACGGAAACTATCAGGCCGAAGCCGACAAGTATGTGGAAGAGTTGAAGGCCAGCCGCGGCGGCAAGTCGGAGGCCGGGACCTACACCGTCAATCTCGACAACTACACGTTGGAAGCGATGAAGGAACGCGCCAAGGAACTGGGCATGACCACGGAGATTACCGAAGAGAATGTGAAGCATGCCCGCCATCTTGCTCACAAGATAAATAATGGTTCCTTCATGGACGGCGCACTGGCCGAACTCATGGTTAAGGAACTGGCTGATGCTCGCGCGACAATCGAGGCTCTCAACGTGAAGGTGGCCAAACTCCGCAAGGCCCGCCCCTCCGCTAACAGTGGTAGCTCCAAAGCCCCAGAGACCCAGCCACCCGCCGGGCCGACCGCAGTCGGGGACATTATTGGTAGTGCCTTCGGATTATAATAAATTTTCCTTGACATACTGGTAATTTTATGACAAGAATGGGGCATCAAATGCGGTGTCCCATTCTTGCTTTCCCGCGAGCAAACCAAAACAAACCTTTATGCAGGTGTGAAAATTCTTGGTCCTGACCCTGCCATGACCGCGTAAGACCCCAAAACAAAATCTTCCAAAGAGAACTAGGCGTTGCAAATTAAACCAAATTTAATTTACAAATGGCTACTTCTCCTAACGATATTCAGGCCCAAGAATTGAAGCTGGTCACGATGACCAACCTTCTTAACGCCAACATGTTCAGCACCTTTGCTCGTACTTCTCCGTGGAACTCCCAGATGATTATGACGGGAGAATGGACTGACGGTGTTGGTGATTCCGGGCGCATCGCAACCTTCGGTGCTACGGACCCCCGTGCCGAATGGATGAACATTAACCTCGCTTCCACCTCCAACCAGATTCCGATTACGGTAAATGATACTGGGGCTACGGAATACTCCTACAGCCGCTTCATCACGAGGCTTTCCTCCCAGAAACTGGACGTACTCCGTATGCGTCAGTCTTGGCAGGCTAAGCAACAGGCCGAGAATGCGGTGAAGCAGTTGGTCCGTGCCGTCGGTAATACTTGGTCTCGCTTCTATCGTCAGAGCTACATCAACATCGCCAGCTACAAACTCATCCCCACGAAGGCGGGTGTTGTTGGTCTCGATGTCGTGAGCAACGATATTAACTCCATGCCGGAAGTTAAGCCCGAAGCCGCTCTGAACGACGACCTGATGAACCAAGCTTGGCAGTTGCTCATCAATGAAGGTGCTGGCGAATCTGCCGCTCTGATGGACCAAGGTTCCCCTGTCTTCTTGGCTTACACGTCTAAGGACACCGTGGACTTCATCCTGCGTCACAACGAAGTTATCCGCAAGGACTGGAACTTCGCAGAGGCCGCGGAAGGCAAGGATGCTACCCTCCTGCGTCAGCTGGGCGTGAAGTGGACGTACAAGGGCTTTACCTACATCGTGGACAACATGAACCCCCGCTACACCTTCGACGACACCAAGCCGACTGGTCAGAAGTGGGTGGAAGTTCCCCAGTATATCAAGGTGGAAACGACTGTTGGTAATCGCTATGTGCCGAACCCCGCGTACATGAACGCCCCCTACGAAGATACGATTATCTTTGTGAAGGACGTGTACAAGTCCCTCGTTCCTCGTCCGGTGTCTGCCTACGGTCAGGCCAAGTGGGACCCCGTGACTTACGCTGGTGAGCTGGTTTGGGTGAACAACAAGGACAACGGCGATAACTACATGGGTACGCAGGGCATGTTCATCGCGACGCTTTCTGCCGCTCCGATGCCTGTCTTCCCGCGTCACGGTGTAGTCATCCGACACATTCGCACGACCGCTGGCCGCGAACTCGTTGGTGCTGACGGCAAGCCCGTTGGCTCTCTGGTAAGTACCCCCGCGGCAGTGCCGGGCCTCTAAGTCTAAACCTATAACTCTTAAACCGAGGCGGGCGGGATGAACCCGCTCGCCTCAATTTTTATCTGCATGAAGATTACGTATGACCCTGAAAAATTTGGAGACCTTAAACCGGGGGATGATGTTCAGCTCATGGGAGTTGGCGTTGTTTCAGATGACGGCAAATCTATTGAGATTGTTTCTATCGAGGACCAAGAAATAGGTGACGACGATAGTGACGAGGATGAGACCGAAGAAGAAACCGAATCTCCCAAACAGGAAACCGAATCTCCCAAACAGGAAACCGAAACCGAAGAAGCCGAAGAACTGGCAGAAGGAGCCGACATTGGTTCTATTATCGCCTCTGGCTTTGGAGCATAACCTTTTAACTAAAACTCTTAACGAAGAATTATGGCAATAGAAAATCTTCCCATCCCCGCAGAGAATGCAACTATCGCTCGCGGGCAAATCTATCAGCTTACCGGACTGACCGAGGCTACTCGGTATAAGTTTATTGTCACGTCTACCAAGTGCCCGCATGTGGTCATCGCGAAAGATGAAGCGTTGGAGCAGGTGGAAGCCGAAGGGTATCTTTCTGGCCGTGCTTTCTACTTCGCGACGGAAGGTGGTCAGACTAACGCTTACCTCCGCATCGATGCCCTTGAAGGCGCGGAGATTACCCTGACTATGAAGGCCGACCAAATTCCGGCCCCCGAAGAAGCAACTCTTCCCGCAGACTTATCACCTGACAAGTGGTATAGTATCGGTGATTTAGTCGCAGATACGGGGTACGAATTGAAAGTAAGTGCGGAAGCCCCTGTAACCGTATTTGTCAAGACGGGAGATACCATTGCAGACGCAATAGAAGAACCTCCGTTTGTAACTGCCGCAGGGACCACCCGTTTCACTTCCACTGGCACGAAAGCGTGGGTGTACGTAGATGGAGCAGTAAAGGCTAACGTTGACATCGTAGCCGCGCAGGGGATTGAGGGTCTTACCGCTCCCCAGCTTACGACCCTTTCGGACACCGTTTCCGACGTAGCTCTTGTAGGTCCTACCCCTGCCGGATATTACCGCGTGGACTTCGTGACCGAAGCCGCCGCACCTGAATTCCAATACGATGGCAACATCACTATCCAGAACCAGAACGTAGTCCTTACCAACGTAGTTGGGGAAGCAGGGGCGCAAGGTCTTCTTCCTCTCGAGGCCGCGCAGGGTATTGTGACTGGTAAGAACCTTCGAGGAACTCTTATCTTTTCACAGGGGACTGCTCTTGGTGCGGGACAGCGAGCCGCCGTTGCCTCATTCCAGATTCCTACGGGCGGGGATGCCGGGACCTTTAAGGGGACTGCGGTGATTACCTTCGTTGGAAATATCGCATAACCAACAATTAAACCTTGACGGGGCTGAACTCATGAGCTAAACTTCTATGGGTTCAGCCCCAAATTTTTACTATCATGGCACGTAAACGTTCTTCTAAAATCAATATTGAAAACTACGTCAACGGTTCTCCGATTACGCCGGGCGTAACCTATAAGCTGGGCGATGCCGACACGCACACCGCGTGGCTTCTTGCTTCCAGTTCTCCCTGTCTCTTCAAGCTTTCCGCTACCGCTCCTACTGATGAACTGTGGTCCAACATTACGCCGGAACAGTTCATCATCAATGGTTCGGTCGCGGGACAGGTGATTGAGATTGCATCTCCCAACGGTAAGTACTTCGTCGTCCCCACTAACGCGCAGGACAAGAACGCCTCCGTCGAAAGTGCACACGCGACGATTGCTCTTCACCCGTTGGGCTTCAACTACGACCAAGAGTATCAGGCCCTTCCGCTGGACGGTGATGGCCCTGTCTCCGAAGGTTTCTACAAAATCTCCAACCTCGAAAGCGGTAAGCTCTACTCTATCAATGTGCATCCTGACTTGGGCGGCTTGATGGAAACGAAGCCTAATCCGGAATTCAGCTATGCGCTCTTTAGCGTAGGAGCCAACAACAATCCTAAGGCATTCCTCGCTGGTGGTAAGACTACTGACCAGCTGGTCTTTGTGGCAACTGAAACTTCCGCAATTCTTTCTCTCGGCAGTACGATTGAAGAAGCGGGCTACTTTGTCTCCATCAGAAATTTTAGTTTAGGCTCCGGTGAGGGTGGCGGTTCTGGCACTGGCTTTGACCCAGCTAGTGACCAGACAATCTCCGGGGCATGGAGTTTCACCAACACGGCGGGATTGGTTCTCGGAAACGAAGTTCCTTTAGTTCTCGGACAAGGGGATGACGCGGTGAAAATCCACGGGGACGGTAATGGAGCCGCAGTCATTGAGGGGACGGACGCTTCCCACATGGACGTTGCGATTCCTGTCAAGTTCCAAAACCCCACCACTTTTGATGACGGCATTAGCTTCGTTGCCACCACTGGCGAGAAGATGAAGTGCATCCTCTTTGGCAAGGAGAGCGGTCCTACGCGAGCCATACTTTACGAAGAATCCAACGGTTTCCTCTCCATAACTGACCCCAATAACGTCAACAATAAGACATTGACCATCGATGGGGCGGGGGACTTGTGGGTCTACAGAAATGAAAACCATAACGGGGTAGTTACGTTCAACTCCCAAACCCGTATGCACGGCACTATTGACGTGGGCGGGGTTATGACGTTCCGCAAAACTCCCAATGCCAACGCCGGGATTAACATCCCTCTGACCGTGGGTGCGCCGACCGATACGGGCGCGGTTAATCGCTTTTATACGTTGGGATTGGCTAGCGAGGCGAACATCCTGACCACTAATGCTTTCCTCAATACGACGACCATTACCAAGACAGGGACTTCGACGGTGACACAAACAGTTCCCTACCATGTGGCTACGATTAAGGTTCCACCGGGAACTCATTCAACTATTAAGGCAGACTTTGTGGGAGTTAATGCCCGCTGGAATTATTCCAGTTTCGCAGGGTTCTCTTTCGTTTGGCGTGCTACTGGTGCGGCAAAGTTGACCTTTGGTATTGGCCGTGGCGCGAAGACGGTTCGTTCCGACCTTTCCATAGATTCTTACAGTATTATCCCGGCAAACGATTTGGCGTACAATCATGGCGAAATTCTGGATATTACCTTTGACAACGTCAGAGATACCCAGCGTAACGGTTATACGGTGCGGGTGCGTGAGATTTACGCACTCGATTCTACGGCGGGCTGGCAGGTGAAAACCACCACCAGCTTCATCCCCGCCAGTCAGAACGAGCCTGTTCCTTGGACGATTGCCAAGGTTATTTACCAGCAGAACGCTTCGGCCAATATTGCCCAGTATGATAATCTAGGTGCACTCTGGCTCATGCTCACCGGGGGTCAGGCGAATAATCTGTATAAAATTGCCACATGCCGCGGCGTCTCCACTTTTGAGACAAACTCCGGCATTATCAGCTGGGTAACTGATGTGGTGAATAATTCGACTGGTGACACTTACATCAATGCAGGTGACGGAGAGCACACCTATTACCAGCCGGGAGGCACGAACCCGGTCTTTTACGGACTGGAAGCAATGGCCGTCGATGCCATTGAATCCGAGGAAGCCACGGATTTTGTGGATATTAACAACCCCCTTGAACAGGCATGAACAACGCAGAAATACAAATTCAATTCCCACAGCCCGGCGACTGGACCAAGCTCATTATGAGTGTAATCTACGCGGACGCACTGGGCTTTACGCACCTTGACCAGTACAGTGAGACCACAGTTCCGGAGGAGCAGATACCCGCCCTCGCGGGGGCTATCGAGGCCATTGCCGCTCTTGACGAACAGTGGCAAGCGTGCCAAGTTTGGGCACGATTGGGAGATATTCCATCTCCATCCAGCCCGACGGACAGGGTGCCCGCAGTCCTTCTGACTGTCGAGGCTACCGGGGATTCCGGGGGTACAAAAATATTTACCCCTGACCAATATCCCCAGTTCGTACTCACCGATAGTGGTACACTATCCTTCTTTAACTTCTTCACAAAAGGATGATAATCATGAGCTTACTCGAACTTCTTGACTTACTTGGCTGGAAGCGCAAGTAGCACATCGCCCCGGAGGCTAACCCCTCCGGGGATTTTTATTAAAATAATTTCTTGACAAATAATAAAATTATTATATGGTGGTGGCATGTCCAAGACATCAAACACCAAACAGATAACCAAGATTGTTATTGACGAGGCCAATGGCTTGACACACGTTTATATGTCAGACCTTAGCCCGAAGATAGTTAAAGCCAATACCTCGGCCCCAACGAACATTCCTACCAAGAGCGAATTCTCTTTTCGCGATGAATCCGTAGAATCGCAAGCAGTAGTTGAGAAGGCCTTTGACGAAGTATTCCCGGAGGAAGATGGGCATCCTCAACTGTTCTGCCCAATCTGCGGTGGTCTATTGAGAGAAGCACGTCGCGGCAACTACGTGTTCGTAGAGTGTATGAGTTGCGAATTAGCGGTGCTGGGAGATGATAGTGACGATTATGAAGAGGCGAAGGAAAAGGCATGGCTTACCGCCCGCCAGTTTATTGAAGAACTCCCTCCGCTTCTGCGTCTTCAACCCGGTGCTGAAATCCAGTACTACGACGGCATGTTCCATAGGCATACCGGAATCGTTGCAGGAAGAACCCGCGTCTCCATGCACATCCTGTTGGAGGATGGGCGAAGCATTGAACCCAGCAGGATAGTTGAATGGCCGTGGGGAATGGAGCAAGCCGAGTAACCATGAATACATTGCAAATAGGAGATGAACTAGTAGTAAACGAAAGTAATTCAGGCTATCATTATTTCCGAGTAACAGAGATTTATAGAAATGAATCAATGTTTTTCGGGGTTTGTCTCAAAACAAATGAAGTAGAACAATTCAAATATGAAGATGTTTCTGAATGGCCGTGGGAACTTGAAAGGGTAAACTAATCATGAATACATTGCATCTATCAACCACACAATACTTCGCGCTTGCGGTTCTTTTCGCGCTTGCGGGTGTAGCTCTCCGCGGCTTAGGAGGTACTGCCCTCACCGAGATGGCCAAGAGGCTGAAAGCTCACTTGAAGCTCATTGGCATTGAGACCAATAGCTACCGGACGAGAGGAAGCGAGTATACCCTATATGAGCGCAAGGAAATGGAGAACATATACAACCATATCTTCAATACCTCGGTTCAGTGGGTTATCTTTGGGCTAATCGGACTAAATGTAAGTATCATTGCCGAGTGCCTCTTCACTCTTCCCGCACCTCCGCTTTATGTCCTCTCTCTTATCTCCGCATGGATTGCCGCATGGTATCTCTTTATTGTGGTATCTAACTACATAACCACGGGGGTTTTCATGTGGATGACCCGCTATCGACTTTACCGCGAATACCCAAACATCAAATTCTAACATGGAAAAGAATCAAATTAAACTCGGAATGATTGTCCGCGTCGACGGCGGCCCTTGCGGTCGCGTCGTGGAAATCGACAACGAACGTTCTTCCTACCCGTACAAGGTACGCTATTCGGGAGGATTAGCGGAGTGGGCCTCTGCTAACCAGATGGAAGAAATTCTAGATGCGCCAGAAGAATCTGTCCGCGCTGGTTGCACTAACGCCGCCAAACCCCGGCGACCGTTCAAGAGAGGGGATAGGGTACAATTCGTTCCTCGTGGCTGGGTAAGCTACGATGATGAGCCTACGCCCTATCAGGAGTACGCGGTTTACGATGATGAAGACAGCGACGGCTGGGTAGCTATCGATGGAGTGACCACTAACTACTTCAACACCGTTAGGTTCTTTGACCTCAAACTAATCGATTAACCTCCATGATTGCCTACCTCTTATTCATTATCTTCATCGTATGTCCCATGAGCATCGCCGCTCTCGGAATGGTCCTCGCGTATTACGCTGGGCTAAGGGCAGGTATGAAGCAGAAGGAGGAAGGAGTATGACACTCTTCCTCAATTTAATCCTTGCATTCTGTATCATAACGAGTACATCTATCCTCGTAAGAATTCTATTCTTATTCCTACTAAATCCCAGCAAATACATTCACCATGACCACAACGATATTTGTTGATATTACTGACATCCTCGCATGGGGTGCTATTGCTCTGTGCGCCCTCGCCCTATTCACCCTGTGGGTAATCGAAACCATTAAGAAACACATCAAGAGAAAATGAACGACGAACCAAATTGTTGGACCTGCGCATACAGCAACTTCCCCGAAACCGCGGAACCCTGTGCCAGTTGTGACATGTACTTTAGCCACTTTGAATCCACGGAACCCACGGAATCCACGGACACCGCGGCAAGCGAGGATGCACGGAGGTGCTCCCTCTGCAAATTCCGTGATATCCCGATAGTGCAATCCCCCTGCCAGAGGTGTGCTCTCACTCCCGGACTTCCCTGCTACACCGTCGACACCAACAAATTGGTAGAGGTGGAGATGATGAAGCGGGAAGAAGCAAAGCGGAGGGAAGCCAAGATGGCTGGACCTACCTGTCTGACATGTAAACATAAGGGGGTATCTATCCTAGAGGAACCCTGCATCTCCTGCAACGGCTATCAGAATTATACCCCAGATGAATCTGCGCCATGTGCCGAAGGTACGGACGAGAACGATGATGTCATCGAACCGTGCAATACTTGCACTCACCGGGATAACCTCCGTTGCAATCCTCCATGCTCTCATTGCCGACAGGAGCGGGGAATTGAGTACCCGGAATATGAAGAAGCGGAAGAGGATGAAGAGGATGAAGAGGATGTCCCCTCCCCCTGCTCCACATGCAAGTACGGGGACTTGCCCGGAACCGTGGAACCCTGTGCTTCCTGTTTCGACGAGGGGCTGGACCATTCATTGAACTACGAGGAAGCCACGGAATCCGGGGGACCCGTGGATTCCACGGATTCCGGGGTCACAGAAATTGTGCCGAAGCATATTGTTGATATGTTTGTCGAAAGAGTGGGGCAAGAGGTGCGACGGCATTTTGAAGCCCACAATGCTCATCCACGTCCTTGCCCCTACTGCGGAGAAATCCCGGAGGTCGTGGGGGAAACCATCTATCCCGGAGAGGAACATTGCTATGTCGTCTGCAACGGGGCCAAGCTTCTTCCTCATAGCATTTCCATTCATGGCTACACTCGCGAAGAAGCGGTAGCCCGCTGGAATAGCTTCGTATTAACTATGAAGTCCCAAGAAAAATGAACGCTCACTGGATAACCATTAGCGGGGGAGGATTCGTCCTCCCCATTAACTCCATACTAATCGCGGAGGGAGACCTCGCCGCATAACATTTCATCTCATGAACCTTCCATACATTGGACAAATCAAAGGGCTTCGCCAATATCTTATTGACGAGCGCATTCTCTCTCCTATCGAAGTTGGTCTAGCCTCCGACACAGAGCTACTCGACACAATCATTAAACGAGGATATTCCTTCGTCGTACCCTACAATGGTAGCTATACGACCGGAGACGAGATTCTTCTAATCCCTAATGACGCATTGAACCATGCAGTCAAATTCTCACGCTAAACGTATGTACACACTAATCGGATTCCTTCTCGGTATTCTCTTCTACTACATCATCGAGAACAATAACGACAACGACTTTACCCCTGCATGAAGAAGAACAGTAGAGGACTAATCATCCATCCCGGATTGAAACATCCACGGAGGCCACGGCATAGTACTCCCCCGGTAAAGAACGTGCCACGGGGCTACATTGCCACCGGGGAGATTGCCGATAAAATTGGGAGAAGCTCCGTGTGGGTAATTCACGCCCTGAACCGATTGAAGGTCAAACACGTTCGTTGTGGGCATACCATGTACTGGGAAGGGGAAGGAGCCAATGAATATATTCAGATGCAGGTCAAAGGTCTATATGACAGCATCCCGGAAGGGTACGTTGATGTAGCTACCGCATTGGAATCTACGGGCTTGAAGTCTCCGGCGTATCTGACCACCCTATTCAAGCGGGGCAAGGTTCAACGTGTACGGTATCGTGACGACAGCGACCCTCGCGGTCGTAGGACACGGTTTGCGTACAATTTGCTTGACCTCCTTTCTCATTTGGGTTTAGATAGCTCTGACGTATGAGAACGACCTACTCCACAACCAGAACCATACAGAAGGGCCAGAGCAATCAGCGAGCCTTGCTCGGCCTCCTTCTGAATATTGACCTCCTTGACTTCTCCCTCACCGTTGATAACATACGTGTCCTTCTGTACATGCACGCCAATGGATTTGAGAGTGAGCATAGTAACCCGGAAATTAGCAGGGGTACTCGCATTCCCGTATCTTCTCTTTACTCTATCCTGCGCAAGCTGGAAGAAAAAGGGTATATTGAATACGAGGGAGTGAGGGGGTCGAGGAGACAGACTAAAAGTAAACTAACTCCGAAAGGTATCACTTTCTGTCGTGACATCTTCCGGCCACAAACAATCTAATCAACGACATGGAAAAGAATAATCTCAATGAACAGGCAGAAGTCGCGGCCAAGCTCTATAGCATGGCTGAACTTCCAACCCCGTGGGACCAGCTCACCGCGGTAAAGAAGAAGCCCTACATGAACATGGCGGGCAAACTAATCAAGGGAGAGGCTGACATCTTTGCCCAGCTGACGGCGAAGTACTGTGTCCAGCTTGGTGTACCCGGCAAGTACAAGACTATCATCTCCGGGATTATTAGTGCCGCCCTTGGAGCTTTAGCCATGTTTGGAGCATTGGGGCAGAGTAGTTGCACCTACGCGGATGTGAGTAAGGACCGCGCAGTTATCTGCAATGGAGAATCCTGTGTAATCGTTAGCCCCGGAAGGTTGACCTTTACGCAGGAACAGCCCAAGACGGATGCAGGTCCGGTGGTAATCCCCTCTAAAGAATACTGCAAATAATATGGCAGAAGAGTACAGCGAGATTCCACAAGCTCCTGACCTCTTTAATCATCCCGTACCCTCGGTTCCCGTGGGTACGGAGATGTTTAATGAGGCCCCGCCATTTGATTCAATGCCGGACCCGATTGCCCCTGTCTATGGGGATAGTGATGTAGGGACGTTCCATACCCCGGTATATAATGATGACCCCCTCATGCGCAACCGGGAAGAGAGCATGTTCGCCATTGTGTATGACCCAGAGGATTCCGGGTCTAACGCAAAGGTCATGTACACCTGCGGTGTTGTCATTGATGATAATGAGGTGCATGAAATTGGTGGTGCGCCGGGGACGTTGAAGGCAGTGGATAGTAAAGAGAAGGCCCCATTAGATGATGACATCATCTGGTATGTCAATGTTAAATCCGACCGCAAGTCCTCCACCGTGTCTAGTAAGAAAGACACCAGCGCGGACTTCTCCGTCCCCATTGCGAGGACGAGCAAGGGCAGGAACGGATATATCCAGCAACTTCACCGTGGTGCTATCTTCATTGGAGGCGGCGGTGGTGGCGGCAAGTTCCCATACAAGGTCACGACGACTAAGGAGCAGGACGCAAACAAGAACTGGCATACCTACGCAGTTATCGAGCCGGGCGGTTTCCGTGATACCGAACGGAAGAAGGTGAAGATTGACGGGTTCAAAGACGGCGCGGCTAAGAAGGAAATCGTAACCGACGGTGAACTTCCCGTACTCCTTGAATGGGAATACACTTGGCCCGCCAATACCGTGACGAACGCCAAGCTGGTTGTTGATGGTAAGCCGTGGGATGGTAAGGAGGTAATCACTCCGATTGAGAGTGCCGAGGGAACGGGTAAGAGCAAATGCGCGATTGCCATCCTGACGGTAACGCGAAACCCGCAGGACAATAGTCTTGACGCAACCGTGAAATCCCAGCTGGTCAATACTGGACTGGCCGCCGTCTGGTACAGCGGATATGTTGATGGCGTTAGCGGACGTGTTGGGCAATATGCAGAAGTAAGTACCGTAGCACCATGAAGTCTCACCTCTTACTCCCCACGAACTCGTCGAAGGATATTTCGGTTTTAATGTGGAAGAATAATCCTGACTACACTGAACAATATAAAAGTAGTTTGTGGTATGGAACCCAAGGACCCACGGTTTCCGGGCTTCCTGTACCTCTAGGTCGAGCCGTAGCTATTTCACCAAACGCAACGCATAAACCGGGGATTAAGTGCAAGAACCTTGTGGACGCGTGGAAAGTCTTCAACACATTGAAAGGATTTAATTCCATCGCGCTTCCGGCGAAGTTGCCTAGTCAGAATGGCATTCCCGGAGGCGTCGATGCTCGTACTCAATTTCGAGTATACGAGCCAGCACTTTGGTTCGCATGGCAGGGAGTGCCGGAAGGAACTGAAATTACTCCACATGAAGTCACATTGCAGGAAGCCCGCGATTGGCCCTACTATGACGACGGCTGGCTATACCAAAACAGTATATACGGACCACATTATGGAAGCGGATTTATGGATAATATGTGGTACATTGAATCAGAAAGTGGAGCAGTTTATCTGGATGTAAGTATCAATTTAAGCTTCAAGTATGAGAGAAAAACATCCTCTGGTGTATGGCAGACCTTTTCGATACTTGCCTATGTAGGCTACCCCATTAAATATTGGGCGAATGGGAATAAGGCTTCCATGCGAACAGTCACATGGAGCACCACGATAGGTGGAGTAGAAGTTGACTGCCTTGGAAGTTATTACTGTTGGACCCCCTACGTTGCCGCTCCCGAAATCTCCCAAATGAATCAATGGTTTAAGGGATTACAGTTCACGACACTTTGATATAGCAGTACAACTGGCTTATCGATTTCGTACATCGAAATGTCAGGACGTTAAACTCCCACGGAACCCACGGAACCCACGGCCAAATGGTCACAATGGGTTCCGTGGGTTCTCCGTTGTGTCATACCAATTAAAAATTTCTTGACCAGAATCTTCTTCTGTGTATGATGGCGGGCATGGACAATAACATCCATTACATCATTAGCGCGTATAACCCCTCCCTTCATTGGCCGGAGAGGGAATCGAACCTAACCCATTACACGGTCAATTATCTTAAATCCCTGCACATCCCCGGCGAGCGCATTACCGTCATGTCCGAGGACCTCGGCGTTCTTTCATGGGCCAAAGCGGAAGAGCTGAACGTTGCCCGCGTCCCTGACGCACCCGATGAAGCCATCCTCTCCATCGCCGCAGAGCATGCGGGAATGGACATCATGGTGCTCGATACTCAATGCCCGGTGCGCGAAGCGGACCTTCTCGACGTCATGGCTAGCCAGATAGCTACCGAGAAGGATGTCATCTTCATCTCCGCATACATGGGAATGAAGCGGGCGGCCATCGAAGACTACCCTGCATGGACCAGTATAGTTGACGGTAGTGTGTGGGGGTTCCGGCACGATAGCGACCTGAAAGCCATTAAGAAAATGAGAAGTATCTATTATGTCTATCATGACGCGTTCGCCGGACACTTCGGAGTGAGCCTCGACTACCAATACGACAAGGAGGTTCTCGACATCGCCGTGAAACGCGGCTGGGAAAAGAGCGCAAGCACCGCTCCCTGCTCTGCGGATTATCCGCGCCGCGTGCAGATTATGGTTGACAAACCCAAACAGAATATCTAATCTTCATTCACACCATGAACACGAACCAATTATATTTTGACGGAAGCCTCGGACAGTTTATTTGCAAGGCGAACTATGAACTGGTAAGCGTAAATCCCACGTTGGAAGTTCAGCATGGAATATCCTCCCTTGTCCTCCATTTTGGTGCAGGATTTAAGGGAGACCTCCGGTTTAATTTCTCCCATGCCTCTGCTCTTCTTGTCAACGTCTCCCCGTCAAGCCCCTTTGCATGGAAGATTCAGTTAGCCCCGCTCAACGCCGGAGCCTTGCCTGTATGGAAGACAGTCGCGTCTGGCATGACGTCCTCGGTGAAACCCGGAGGCACTACTGACACCATTATCCTTCCGACCGATATATTTGAATTAGACCCTGCCGAATATCCTGTCGGGACCTACTGGATGACTGTTGAGTTCTCCAATACGGTTGACTGGTCCCGCACCTTCCCCTTCACTCTTCAAATCATCTAACCATGCAACTTGATTTATCCCACATCCTGCAACTCTACCCCGTATTGAAGGTCCTTCATTACCAGACAAGTAGTGGATTCCATCATGAACGATACGATGATGCGGTAGAAGAATTGGGCGGCATTGCCGACAGTTTCATTGAAACCTATCTCGGACTACATGACCGCGACTGGATGGTAAAGCCCATGTTGGTGCGTCCCGTGTTGCCTGATACTTCTACTAATTGCATTCTCCTGTACAGAAATGTCATCCTACATGACATCGTTCCCTACCTCTACACCATTGCCGGGAATGAACCCGCGCTAAGGAAACTGGCAGAGGACTTCGAGCAGAGTGCTCAAAAGATTTACGGACTACTGAACAATTACGTCTAATAGAACCCATGCCTACAACAACTCGCATCCGAGAATTTTTTCTTTGTTCCGACGGCCCGGAGAGCAACCCCGAAGTAATAGCCACGGTACTTCCACGGCTTGACGGGGTTTGCTCCCGCGCCCGGTCCTTGACATGGGGCGTTATTGCCTATTCCCTCTCTCACTTCAACCTGCCCTTCGGTGTTGCCTTGGAGAACATGAGGAACGGTTATTGTGCCCGCGTCGTAGGAACGCCCACTGGGGAGGAAACCGAGGATGGAAATGCCGACGTTACTCCTTGGTTCATCCTGCAATCGTTCAAGACCGAGAGCGACGAATGGGACTACCGTTTCATGGCGTTGGAACCAATAGAGGCAGGAGCCGCCATTGATATGAAGAGGGATTATCTCCTTCCCGATGGATGGTATAAAGTCGGAGAAGAGGTAACTCTTCGCAACGATTTCATCGCCTCCTTCTGTTGGGAGATTGCCATTCCCGGCGACCCCTTAAAAGTAGAAACCGCAAACGCATAGACGAATAAATCATGAACGATAAAGTAGCTATTTTAGAAGACAAAGGATTTGGATTCTTCCGAGTAACTCACTGTGGAAGTGTCATTGCAGATTTTCTTTACTGCACTGGCTCTGGTGAACAAGGATATATGACACGAGATTCCGCAAAGAAACTGGCAACGAAGATTGCCCGCTACGTAGTTAGCAGAGGGACAGTTTGTACCATCGAGGGAGTATCACTTAACCAAATCTATTTCAACACCGATGACTGACACTCTAAATATTACCACCGTAGATGACCCCGATATCGGGTTTTTCTGGGTCCTGCTTGAAAACTGTTGCGTTGCCACCTTTTACTATTGCGTGAAAGATGATAGTGGCTTCTTCACCAAGGAGCAAGCTAAGAAACTGGCCGACAAGCTCTCCCGCAAAATTGAAAATAGTACGACCATCAAAACCAAAAAAGGATTTAAACTTAAAAGGAACAACAATGACCAACGAGATTAGTATTGTAGATAATAAGAGAGTAGGAATCCTCAAGGTGAAATATGAGGGAGATACCTTTGCCATCTTTAACTATTGTCGGGAGGGAGACGAGAAGGAACAGTGTTATCCCACGCACGAAAGGGCTATAGAAATGGCGAAGATGGTTGCTCGCCATCTCATCCACGCGAATCCCGTTATGACAGAAAGGGGCATTGACCTTTACCCGACAGACTGTACAATCCAAGACGAATAAATCATGAATGACAAAGTAAGAATTTTCGAGAATAAAATGCTCGGCGGGTTCGAAGTGGAATATGATGGGATTGCCGTTGCCCAATTTTTCTACTACACAGAGTGGGACGAACGGGGCTTCATGACGCGAGACGCGGCAAAGAAACTGGCAACGAAGATTGCCCACAAAATTGAGAAGAGCACGATTATCGAAACCGAAAAAGGATTCAAACTACTTAAACGGGAAAGGAACAACAATGACCAACGATAAATATCTACTGGAAACCTTCTTAATGGAATACCCGCGAGCAGGAATCATTGCGGTGATTCATCGAAACTACCGTATCGCTATGTTCCCCTATCACAGGAATGAGGATGAGAAGGGACTTCCGACAAGGGACTGCGCCCTCAAAATGGCAATCGAACTTCGTGACAAGATTAAGAAATGCACGACGGAAGAATCCGACACGGGGATTACCTTCGTCGAAAAGGAACAACCAATCTTCAATGACTAACAAACGCAGATTCAAAAAGGGAGACCTTGTTCGGTTCATCAACACTGGAAGGCATCCAGAAATACGTGAGAGTTTAGCGGAGGGTTCCCTAGTATACGTCCAAGAAGAGGAAGGTATGGACCGTCGCATCCTTGTCAAGACCGGGGATGGGACACATAAGCGGTTCCCCTTCTATGAGTTTGAGCTAGTGGAAGAGACCAAACATGAAGTCTTCGTCCGATACACACGGGACGAGGCTATCATCCTCTTCAACTATCAGCCCGTTCTCCGCATACCTACCAAGTACCGGCTGGGCGACCAAGAGGTCGATATGTGCTGGGAAGTAGAGGGCTGGGCCAAGTGTATTGTTGAAGACCTCAACGAGCATGTCATATTACCGGATATAAACAAAACCAAAAACGAAAATGAAAGTAGAACCCGGAAAAGTTAAGACCAGATTTAAGTGCGGCGACGTTGTTCTTCGGATAGATACGGGGAGATGTGGCATGTGTGGGGATAGCATCCCAACAGGGTCTATCCTTCGGGTAGTGTCCGACGAGGATGTTGCTGGTGTCGTTCGTGTCCAATATCCCCAAGCGGATGATGAAGACGAAGAGATACAGGATGTTATGTGGTACGAAATCGACCACTTACCCGCGAAAGCCAAGGTAGAAGAATTCTCGGATGCCGTGAGGGTGTCCATGAATGGGGACGCTATTGCCACCATTCTCACGGACATTGCCACCCCCTTGGGCACTCTTCATTTCGAAAGCTGGGCCAGAGAAATTGCCCAGTCGATGGCGAACATTATTAACCTTCAAATCTCATTGGGGAAGCTAACCTCTGATGGAATCAAAGTAGAAAAAACTAATGACAAGGAAAGATAAGATAAAGGAAATACAGAAGTGGGCGGGAACTACGCCCGATGGCATCCTTGGTGATAAGACCATTGATGCTATATGGAAGAAGATACAACCCACGGTTTCCGTGGAACCCGATGAACAACCCAACGATTCCCCGGAATCCGCGGGTCCCGTGGAATCCCCGGCAGAGATTATCCGCAAGGACATGGCCAAGAAGATTCTCAACATGGAGGATTATAAGATTACAGGTCCCGATTCTCTGCGCGTAACTCGCCTCCCCTCCGGTGACGGCGGTGGCAAGTGGGAGATTGCAGGTATTTGTGATGGGATTGAACCCAAGGAATTCAATCTAATCAAATCCATGATGGACCGGGGCGACAGGGATGCGGCATGGGAGGAATGCCTCCGCTATGTTCTCGCCAATACGGAACCGTTGGTTGCCAAGGGAGTTGCAGGATGCTACGCCATTGAGTTCATGCTTCGTGACATGACCTTCAACATGGGCGTGGCGGGAACGACTAAAGTCGTCCAGCGCATGCTCGACATTGATATCGATGGCAAGTGGGGGAAAAATACTCAAGCCAAATGGACGGACGCCATTCAATCATGGGAGGAAAGCGAAGTCCTCGATATGCTGGACCGCGCTTGTCGTGCCCGCTATTGCTCCATTGTAAGAGCCAATCCGGTGAAGGCGAAGTTCCTTACGGGCTGGTCCAACCGATGCAATGCGCGACATGCCTACGCTCTTACTCTGTTGTCAAGGAAATAAACAGGGAATTTTCTTGACCCGTTAAACCCCAAATGATAACATGGCGGCAAGGTAATTCCTTGCCGCCGTGTTTAAATTCGTCGCACAGCTAAACACCATTGACGGTAACGTATGGACTTTGTTTCTCACCCGTATCGTCGAGGAAATGTCTCCCGCATATCTCGTATTTGTGGGAGTTATTTACGTGGCAGTAAAGCTGGCGTATAAGTACCTCTCAAAAAAGATAGAGTTTAGTCTTGACAAGGAGAAGTCCTTTCTCATATTATTGCAAGAAGCTCTAAGAGTTATATCCGAGTTGGATGATTCTCTAGACCAACTACATGGAAAAATAGACAATCTACGAAGCGACCATGAAGAGATAATCGACCGCGCCTTCTGCGCTAGCTCGCAACAAGACACCCCCTCCGACAGAAATGAAACTATTCAATCTGTTCCGAAAAAGCCACGAGCAGGAACAACTCGAAAACGAGTTGACCCAGAATCTTAATCAATTACAGGAAAGCATCCGTGCGTGTACTGAAAAACTCCGCTCAAGGAATCGGTTCTATGCCTCCCTTCCTATTGGTCGCGAGGGTGAGCTGAAACTGCCCAGAAACCAATGGGCCTATTTTTTACGGGGGAAAGTAGGAATTCGTTATGACGGAGAAACCCTTACCTCTTCGGTTACACAGGTTAAAACTCGTGAAGAAGTTCAACTGCCAAGAATTATTGACGCGGAGAGAAACCATAAATTACTTGTCATACGAGGATATGTTATTGACAGGAGAACGAACCGCACCTATTATCAGGGCGAGACAGTAAGTTTTCAGCGGGGAGAACCAATGCAATTAACGTTGAACGGGCAAATTAGCATGATGTGGACACCCCCGCTTCCCGATGCAATTATGCCGTTCTATCAAACCAATATACATGGCCTTGATTCCTAACACTCCGGCCTCCAACCCACAGCCTCCGACGATACCCATTGGAACCACGGATTCCTCGTGGCGCAATGGGTTCAGTCCTGACAGGCCAATGGGTGAGCCGATAATTAACTTTCCCACTCCTGTGGTAAAGAACGTGATGTTCTTCGTTGAGAGGATTGCCAAGAATCCCAGCGAGATTACCATTGAATTGGGAACGCCGTTCGTACCCACCGCAGGTACGACCTTCCTCCCGTTTATGCGGGATGCAGTTCTCGTGCATGTCGAACCCGTCAATGAGGCGGCGAGACAGCACGTTTATCGTTTCTACTACATGGTCCCGCCGGAACAGCAGTTCCGATATAACATTCAAGACATGAAGAAAATCCGTGACGGCTATACCTTAAAGGACACTGCCGCTACGGGTAAGTTCATGGGTCCGGATGCAGACACGGAAGAGTTGAAGGACTTCTACGAGATTACACGGGAATGGGTGGAACCCACGGATTCCGCGTATGCCCCGCTCCCCCTTGGCTCGTTTGACCCCAGCAACGAAAAGCTTGACCCTGACTTCTATGACCAGCATTTCTACACGGCATACGATGCCCAGCTGGTATATGAAGAAGTAGCCCAGTTCGAAGAGGAACACCTGCGCAAGTACTTTCGTAAGGTCATCCGTGTGTATAAAACCCTGCCGGGACCTGTGGTTAAAGAGTTCGTCCCTTATAACATTTGGCAGAAGGGAGATACGGTGTGGGATGAAGGTGGTCCGGGAACGAACCAGCCCGAATCTGAATGGGTGGCGCAGACTGCAATTAAGTTATCGAGAGAGGTCTGGGCCGCGCCGCTTTGGCCCGTCGAGGGTGGAGGGAAGGAACCGGGTCAGGCCCGCATTCCTCACATGCCCCTCCTTGAACTGGACAATAAGCCCGTTAGTGCAGGCTGGGACAAGGGCAGTTATCCGAGTACGCAGATGTACACCCTTGTATCTATGTACAAACGGAACAGTAACATTACGGAGAAAGAGGAACAGAACAGCCTCTCCGGTAATTGTTGTAACCCTGATTCCCGTTTTGTCCGGTGCATCAACACAACCGTGACGACTAGCCAGTCCGTTGACTGGACAGCGAACGGCGATGTCCCTGCGATTGACCCTCCTGACCCCAGCGAGAACTGTAGCCAATGGCGTGTAGATTCCTCTGTGGTAGTACATGAAGGATATAGCCACAAGGAAACGCGAAAGAGTTGCACCACCTACGACCAGATTGATGAATTCTGGGAATCCTCGTTTGACAGGATAACCAATCAGGTCTATCCTGTACTGCGGAAGATTGTACATAATCCGAGCACTGACTTCGATGCTGATTGGCAGAAGGAAGGATTCACCAAATACACGGATGCCGTGGGCAATACCTACTATGGCCGGAAGTTGGAGAAGCCTGTTACGCTGGTTCCCGTCACCGTCCCTGACATGAGGTGGACCACTATTGAAAATGTGGAATCTTGGGACCTGATGGTTCAAGAAGATTCCGTAACCCCTACCGAGATACTGGGCATTCCCTATTTGAACTATGGTATAAACGACCCTAACAACCCTAACTTCCAAGGTTTTATGGGCGTTAGCGGGATTCTTAGTGCTCAACCCAACGGTTCTAACTCTGACAGGGGAGGAAACTTCGGCATCTATTTCCGTGATAAACGATTGTGGAACCTGTATATTCAGAACAGCTATCCTACAACTTATCCGCCGGGGACCTTCTGGCTTGACTACGCATACTGTGCCGTCAATCCACAAGGCCCGTGGTACACCGAAGACGGACAGGTTAGGGTAGATATGGAGATGGCTATTCAGTCCACCCTGTATGCCGAAATTGTTACGAACGAAACTTGGACCTTCCCCGTAGGAAACGCCCAAGGGATTACCTTCTTTCAACGAGATGCTTCGTATACTTCTGAAATGATGTTCTCCGTAGGGTCGCTTCCTTCCGGAATACAGGGAGCATATCTGGACATCCAATATGGGCGGCTTAACCTAGTAGTCATAGCTAATCCCAGAGGGTCTGCAATCAATGGCACTATTCCCATTCTGATTAACGGTGAGAAGGCGTTCGACATTGATGTAGAAACCGTGGACCTAGATACGCAAAAGGTTCTTACGGTTCAGAGCACTACTGCCGCTAAGCAGGAATACCATGCTGGGGATTATGTTCTCAATGCGGATGTAGTCAATAAACTGACGCTATCCTACAGCGGGCAAAAGTTTCCCTATTTCCAATTTAATCTTACCCTGTGCGCACTTACGGGGTCTACCTTTAAGAAGGTCACGACAAGTGATAAGATTCAACGCGTCGTCCTGCGCCAATGGGTGAACCCCTGTTACGCCGTAGATAGTTACATGCAGATTCCGGGAATCGGGTACTACAAAAAATATACCACGACGATGAACTACAGTTTCCCTGCCGTGTTCGGTGCGGTTAGTTGGATTCCGTGGGATACGAGGCCCGACCTCTCCGGCAGACAGGAGGGCAAGTACTTCCCGCAGACCCGGATGATGAGGGACAGTTACTCCGGCCCCTGCACCGCCGTGGTAGAGGAAGCCTTCTCCCCTGACGGAACATGGCCTAAAGGCTGGGGCCTTGGGACGTCGGTACAGTTCACGACGAACAGTGGGTATTTCTCTTCGCCGCTTTGCGATTACCGTCTGCCCGCATGCCTCCACGGCCCGCTGGCTATAACCGTAACCATTGGCAAACAGGACGCCAAGTGGCTTCCCGGCGCGTTTAATACGAACTTTCCGGCGACTACCCACACAGATTGGAAACCTGTGACCTCCTATTACGCATCCCCGTGGAACGGAGGCATGATGTGCAAGAAAGTAACCATTTATCCACCCAGTTAAACTTATGGCATTCGTTACCAAATCCTATTTGACCTATCGCAACGTTTGTGACGAGCTTTGCATGCTCATCACAAACCAGCCGCCGTCCAAGTCCAATGTTGACTTCCGTCGTATATTGAAGGAAGCGCAGAACCTCCTGCTCAATGAGGCCACGGTATCCCCGGATTCCGTGGATACCTTGGACTTTGAAGGAATCCCTCGCGGGGGTTCTATCTCCCTGCCCGAAGAATATGATAGTATTGTCGAGGCATGGTCGCCCAGTGGCAAGAAATACAACATCATTGACCGGGCCATGTTCGAAAGCAATACTTGGTTCCGTTCCGAATATCCCAAGCACGACAGCGGCTATCATGCTATCATGCTGGACATGGGGCTGAATGAACAGAACCTCCGTACCTACTCGGTATTGTCTGGCAGTAATGGCATCAACGATAACCCTACGAGCAACGTCATGACGGTTTCGGCACGGTGCGCATTGCGCGGCCTGTCCCTTAACATTTATGATGACGCGGCATGGGAGGACAAGGAGGTTCGTATCTACCCCGGATGTCTTCCCGCATTGAAGGCGATGATGCTGGCCGTGGTCTATAACGAGCAGGGCAATACCCAAATGGGGACGGACAGCTACGGCCTTGCCGTCAAATACCTGAACGACCACCTGCGCAAATATCGTCAGGGCACATATCAGGCTCCGAACATTATTCAGAACGGCGGCATCATGCAGTGCCCCGGACTTAACCTCATGTAATCATGGCTACCAAACGTACAGACATATCGAGAGAGACGAGCGCGAGCGGGGGTATCCCCGCCGCCAAGTCCATTAAGCAGAAGACGATGGACGAGGTGCTTCCGAAGACGAACCCCGACATCCCCCTCCGTCCAATGAATAACAACGACCCGAACAAACCCGTCGACGCGAAGGAGATGAACACCATCGCCGCGGCCAATAGTAACCACGGCATCAAGAATCCTCCGGCATCCGCGGCTCCCGCGGCGGCCCAGTCGCCTAGTCCCTATGGACGGGGGAATACTGAACCAGCAGTGCCGGGAGCGGTCGACCCCAACAGCGCGGCCTACGCCGCCCAGCAACGGGCGACCTATGCGGCGGGCATGCAACAAGCCGCGGCGGGGAAACTCTCTGCGGAGGACAGGCTCATGCTTCGTGGCGTGGACCAGAACATAAGCCGCGGGCAGATGCCCACCATATCTCCGACTATGCCGACGCAAGCGACGGCTACACCCCGGCAAGCGACGGCTACCGCTCCAACCGCTAGCCCCGACACCTCCACGGCTGGGTTCTATGCGCATGCGGAGAAGATGCTTGGCCCGGATAAGTTCAAGATATTTATGTCCATGCCGGAAGCGCAGAGGAACGCGATATATAGCAAGTTTGTAGAGAGCCGGACCAAGAATGCGCCCGCCGCGGGAACCGCCGCGGGAGCTACCGCGGGAACTACTGCCGCCCCCTCCGGCTCTAGGTTCCCCGCCTCTGCTCTCCCCTCTGGCAATGCTCCCGTACCCACGAGCGTCCCGACGACTGCGGGTACTGGAACTGCCGAGAATATGCTACGAATCTTGAGGGATGATACGGCCAGCCCCGAAGCTAGAGCACAGGCGCAAACATACCTCCGCGTCCGAACCATGTATGCCCAGCCGGAAAAGTATGGCAAGGAGATTAAGACCCTCGAAAAATTGGAACGCGCCAAAATAAAGGAACTTAGCAACATGTTCAGGAATAAATTGAATATCCGGGACCCTCGCTTCGCCCGCCAGTACGCCCTGTATCAGGCCCTGCGGAAGAAAGACCCGCAAGCGAAGCTCACCCTCTACACTGAACTGATGAAGGGACCGGAGTTCACTCACTTGGACTTCCGAAAATAAATTTGACATAATACATATTTCACTTGACCCTCGCCCCACTCATGATAGGATGTTGAAGACCCACATGAGTGGGGCAAACTTATTATACTAATACTCAACAAACATGGCTATTGACTTTAGTACCGCCAATATGTCCGACTTCACTCCGAAGTCGGGAAGCAGTATTGCACGTGAACAGCGAGCCGCAGAAAGGCACGCCGCGTGGCAAGAGACGCAAGCGCAGAAACAGCAGGACCGAGAACAGAAAGCACTGGACCGCGAGCAAAGGTTAGCGGAAAAGAAACAGACCCGTGCCGAGAAGGGAGCGACGGCGACCGCAGACTATGACACCTTCCTCTTTAAGTCTGTTGATGACTTTGCGGAGAAACAGAAAAAGGATGCGGAACACGCGAAGAATGTAGAATGGCAAGATAAATTCCGCGCCCATACGGAACAAGAATGGAAAACCGCCGGGGAAAATAAAGCCCTCGACATCTTGAACAAAGGAAACCGTGGGTACAGCTTTGAGGGAATCGACTACATGAAAGACTATGTAGAGCGCGGAGAGGATGCACTGGTTGATTTGACGGCCGCTTCCCGCGGTGATAGCGAGGCCATTAAGAAGCTTGCCAACAATACGGGACTTACCGTCGTGTCTTCTTCCGAGCTTACGCCTACGCACCCCGCCTTCTTATCCCGCTCTGGCTTCGGAAGTGGAGAGGACGGGAACCCCGTGGTAACGGAAAAGTTCCTCGCCATTGCCGCGGACAGAAACCGTAACGCAAAGGCGGTGGCCAAAGGCATTGCCAACACAATGGAAAAGGCCCGGAAGGATTACCTCAACTCGAATCTAGATGTTGGAACAGGTAAACCTACGGCGCAAGCCATCGAGACCGCACCTATTGCTTACACCGCAGAAGAAATAGAAAGTGTCATCAATACGATTAGGCGCGAAGACATTGGCAACTATCGTGCCGCTAAGGCTCTTTACGACAAACACCGCGCTTCTTCGACGGAAGGCGTGCAGAAGAAAACCCCCAGCCAAACGAGCGTGGGGGAGCTTGGCGTTGGCGAATTCTCTGATTCAGCACCTTCATTTACTGGGAATGTTTTTGCTGAACTCGCCAACCTTTCCAAGTCTCCCAGCAAAATGTTCCAACTTGTCCGCGACTACGGGGATTACCTTTCCCGGAGTACGGAAGATATTGAATCCCCGGAATCTGCTACCACGTATGCGAAACAACTCCATACAGACCAAGCAAAACTCATTTCAAAAAAAGAAAAACCTGTTGATGATAGGATTCGTGAACAGATAGAAGCCGCAGACAAAATCGTAAGACGTCTCGAAGAGGACTACACTGGCCTTCCCTATCTCGAACTTCGCGACGCGCTTCTCAATCCAGAGGCCGCGGCCTCTGCCCTTCTGTCTTTAGTCCCCGGTGCTGACATGGACGCAATACGTGCACGGGCAAAGGTCATTACCGAGGAAGTTCGCCGCCAGAAGGACCGCCCTCTGACCGTCGAAACCTCCGAACAGATTGGCATGAGTGAGGCTATGCTGGAAGCCGTGGCCACAAGGTTTCCGGGGGTTCCAAAATCTGCCCTGCGCCAAGCGGGAGTAACCAAACTGATTCAGGACTATACCGCCAAAGCTACACCGAGAGGCACTCTCATGGATGCAGTCAAAGGTGCAATGGCTAACTACCGAAGCACGGCGGGACAAATTGCGGACGTACTTACCTTCCAACCGGATAATAGTGTGGGTAAGTACGCTGACCCAATGAGTTTGATGGAATGGAGGAAGGGAACGAAGCGTGGCTCATGGTGGTATGGCATGCCGGGCGGCCCATCCTTTGAAGTCGGACCGGAGAGGTTGAAGGAATACATGGACCAGTACCATATCGAAAGTACTCGCGATGCCCTCAACTCTCTCTCCCATGCCGCACGCATGGGTGACTTGGGCGTTGGCCGTGGCAGTCTCTTTGCGTACAATCCGCACACCAAGGAAGTTGATACGAACGCCACGCTCGAACTGAATCCCAATGCTCTCTACAATGATAAGCTGATGGACCAGAGCATTGAGGCTCTCCGTGCTAGTGGCGCGGACGAGAAGCTTATCAATCGCACCATTGAGAAGTTCCAGAACCTCCGCAAGAAATCCGCACAGGACCTTGTGAAGGACAACATTGCATTGGACGAGACGCTGGGGACGCTTCGCGATACGTGGCTTGGCTCCGGCTTGCAGTTCAACCCTATCTTGACTGAATCCATGAAGCATCTGGACAAGCACCTTTCCTTCAAGAATTTTTACAACGAACAGAAGGAAGCGGGCAAGAGCGACGAGGACATCCTCTCCGCATGGCAGGAGAAAGGGCAAGACACCATCAACTCTGTTCTCCGCGGGTTACAGATAGGTACGCACAAGGCAATCGACCTTGGGACGGGGGCCGCCTATGGTGCTCTTCTCTTTGCACAGAATGCAGTTGGCAGTCGTGCGGCGATGGAACATACCCGCACCCTCTGGGACCAGCTGAACAAAAAACAGGAAGCGGAAGCTGAACTTGTTCGAGGCAATATCCTTGCGGACTATACTGCGGAGATTGCCAACCTCGGCTATCAAATGGTAGCAACCGCGGGGGCTGGTAAAGTTGGTGGCCTCGCTGGCCGTGCACTGGAACGTACCGCACTATCACGGTTCGCGAAGGCAACGGCTAACGTCGTAGCGAAGCGGGCCGAAGCTCTTGTCCCTGCCGCCCGTCCGGGATTGGCGGGACGTTTGAGTGGAACTATTCAGCGCAACCTCGACAACCTTGCGGCGTTGAACCTCGAACGGGCTGGGGCTGGTGCTGGGGTGAACCTTACCATCATCTCCCAGATTGCACCGAATGCCTACTCCGACATCTTCTACACGATTTATGACAGGGAGATGGAAGGGAAGGAACCCACTGCGGAGAACCTGAACAGAGCACAGAGCATTGCCAACCTGCGTGGCCTCTTTGGTGCGGCTCTCGTATCTACTGGTAGTACTCTCATCAACAACCGCGCAGGTATGGATTCCTTCATGCGTAAGATTGTTGGGGCTAAAAACCTTCGCGGTCAATCTCCATTCCAAACTCTTGACCGGAAGATGGCCGGATGGAGAAGCAAGCCATTTAAGGAGATGAACACGAAGGAAAAGACGTTTGCCGTTGCTTCCCATCTGTACAGCCAGAGCAAGGCCGTAGTGGAAGGAGCCACCGAAGAACTGACAGACGAATTCCAAGAGTGGGCGTTTACCGAACTGGTGAAGAACGGAGAAATCTCCGAATCTTCTATTGCCACTACTGACCAAGTGATTAGTGGGGCTATGAAGATTGCTTTCCTTGGCGGTATCGGCGGCTACGTTGGTAGTCAGTTGGCTGGCGAAGGGAACATCCAATTCCAGACCGGACCCAATCTAACTCTCGATGTAAAGGATGCTTCTTCTCTTCTTGACGACACGACTAAAAAGGCGAGCAACATCATTGAGGATGTGGCGAAGACCATTACCAAGGATGGTGTGTCGGAAGCTCTAGTAGATGCGGGCAAGAGCGTCGTTAAGGTTGCGGGGGAAAAGGGAGATGCCGCAGAGGTAGCTCGCGAATGGGTGGATAAATCTATCGCCAATGAAGGACTTACCCTGTCCGACGATACCCGCCGTGCATGGATGGATGGCGCGGTGCGCATGGGCATTAGCAACTTCACCCAATTCCGCAACACCGTGGAGCGTGCCTCCGAGATATACACGTATGAGGGCAGCGCCGCGGCAAGCTCCTTCATGGCAGAAGCCATTAACGACCTGCCCAATACCTTGACCTACCCGAACGAGGACAGCATCAATACCATGCGCACTATGCTTTCGGAGGCCCTTGATGCTATGGGAGACAGGGTTCAGGTTATCGAAGTAGACGACGACCTGTCCATCCTTACTACAGGAGATGAAGACCTCGACGCCGCTCTTCACGTCATCAACGGATTGACGGAACCCACGGCTACCACGGAATCCCCGGCTACCACGGCTACCGCGGAACCCAAGGAATCCCCGGTAGCTATTGCACGGAAGGAGAGGGACAATGCTATTGCCCCCGTTGCCGCTATGGTAGAGACGGGAGTAGTTACCCCAGAAGCTACCGCTTCCGTGGATAACATGGATGCGGCAATCGCCTCGTTCGACCCCAACACCGGGGCATGGCTCTCATCCGGCTCACCTCTGGACCGCGGAACCAAGCTCGTCTCCTTGAACGAGATGACCGGGATTAACGCCCCCATGATTACCAGCAACACGGGAGAAACCGTTGTCATCGCTCCGCACGCAAGCATGTACAACACAGGTGAGGGAGGGACACCCAGCACCAAGTGGGGAGACAAGGTCTCCGCTCTCAATCTCCCGACGGACGGGACTGGCGCAAATGCCTACGGCATCCTTTCGGACCTTCAAGTTAATGCTTCTCCCGCACAGGCCGCGGCCATTGATGGAGTGCTCCGCGCACTGCATGCCGCTGGTTTGGACGTCGCTATCCGTGCAACCAATGCCCCGGCGAACATCTCTTCCCCTGCCAGTATCACCTACATGAACGGCACGGACGGGAAGCTTGTCGGCGGTGTCATTGACCTGTACGTGAACAGAGATAATGCGATTGAAAGCGTAACGGGAACGGTACTACACGAAGTCATCCACCTCATTGACCGTCATCTTCGTACCACCAACACGGACTATTCCCAGCGGATGGATAAGATTAGAAGCGCGATTGCAGAGAACTACAACAAAATTGTTGATAGTCTCTCCGCTATGTATGACGCTAGCGTGGACATCAATGAGATGAACGCCATCGCCGCGCTCGCTTCCGACCTCAACTATGGTCTCCGCGGCGCGGACGAATTTGCCAGTGTCGCGTTCTCCAATCCTGTCATGAACTTCATGGTAGCGGAAGCTAGCGGAGACAATATCACCATCACGGATTTGGCTCGCTATGCCGAAGCGGCGGGAGGCCGGAAGCCCGTTCACGTGCGCCTCGTCGAATGGCTTAAAGATTTGATTAGGGACATCAAAGATACTGCGGACGATATGGACGGAACCACCGCCGCAGAACGCGTGGCTGAATGGGATTCCTATGTGGCCCGCGTCGCGGACATGGCCCCCGGCAAGTGGTTCGATATGCCTCGCACTCCGTCATGGAAAGTAGATGATACGGATTATACTATGGGCAACGGGGTAGATTATTTCAACCCGATGGCCTATGAGACTGACATGACCCGGAGATTGTCCTTCGGCCTTGGCGCAGAAATCATTGGCACGAAGGCCGGGAACTGGGTAACTAGTATTAAGAATGGATGGCTGGGTGCAACCAAGAACTGGGACAAGGCTGGCATCAATGTTAAGTCCGAGGAACAGAAGCTGGTTGTGCAGGAACAAATGGCCAACGTGAATGCGGCGTATGAACGCAGTATTAAACGCATTGACAAAATCGGTGATATGCTTCAACGCCGTGCGGATAATCTGGGCTGGGATGCCGCTACGCGAAAGAAATGGAGCAAGTCCATTCTTGACATGTCGGGGAATATGGACAATGATATTGACCCTGAAACTGTTGCACGCATTAACGCGGAGGCTCAAGCAGAAGTTCGTCAGCATGAACAGACCCGCGACTTCCGTATCGCGTTGGCTAAGAAGACCGTCACCGATGCCGTCAATAGGCACGCGGAAGCGGTGCGTCTGGCTAACTCCCTTGCGCTTAATAGTGAAGGGCGATTGGAAATCAACGACATGATGCGCCGGATTAAAGACATGAGCGGCAAGGGATATGGAGCCATGCTGGACAAGCAGGTAGCTCTCCCCATGCTCTCCCAGCAGATTCACAAATCGCTCTCCGACCTTGGCTCTCGTATCTCCGCGACGGGGGATGCCAATCTGGATATCACCTACTTTGGCCTTGCCCGCGACACACAAAACTATCTCGCGGATATGATTAACGAGGTGGATAGTCCCTTCTCTATGGATGAACTTCTGGACAGGTGGTCCAACCTTCGCAATGACTTCCTCTATGTGGAGAGTACAAACCATCCCGCCATCGCTCCTATGATTCAGGACATCGCTAAGGCACGGGCCGAAGCTAAACAAATCATCCGGGAAGCCAATGAGGATTTCCATGCCGCAACAAAGAGGGCAGGTGTAACTCGCGCTGGCGTAGCTACCCCTGCTGGTTCCGTGTGGCTGAAACGGGACAACGCTATCCTCAATGCTCGCCGTCAAAAACAAGCGGAGTATATGGCTAAGCGGGATGCCGCTGAACAGTGGCTTCTGTCACAGGGGGTTGTAGGTCAACTGGTCCACAATGTCATCGCCGATTCCCGTAAAGAAATTGCCGCAACGCAAATCTCTATTGCCAAGCTCATTGGAGATAGCCGTATGGCTGACAACGCCGCGGAGATGAATTATCTTCATCGCACCTACATGGCCGTTGGACACCATGCCGGAGACTTCACCCGGACGATGAAGGACATCATCGCAAACCCCAACGGAGAACTGGCGCAGAAATACGACGGTCTGACGAAACTGTTGCAGGAAGCCGCAATCTCTCATGCCGAAGCGCACCAGAGAGAACTGTCCGAAAACGTAAGCCAAGTGCTGGACAACATGCAGGCATTGGCCGCGCTCCACGACGAGTTGAAACTTCCGCTGGTGTCAGCTCCCACGGGAGCCTCTTCGAATTATAAACTCCTGTTCGAAGGTGTAGCCAAGAACTACAGGACCAGAGAAATTCTTGACTTCATTCAGAACAACTTCGGTCAGGTTCAAATGCTTGCGGACTTGAGGGATGGCCACAACATCAGTGCCATATATAATAAGGCCATGAGCATGATAGCACAGGCAGACTATCGCACGAAGTCAAAGATGACAGAGACGAAGGAAACTCTGGACATGAATGCCAGAGATAGTTTCCTCGCTGATGTCTTCTCCAGCCTTCCGGGAAAAACGATTGCGGACAAAATCGGCAGTCTTCAATCCCCGGCATCCGTGGCTTCCGAAGTGAACAAGGCCATCCCCACTATCCCGACTTCGGCCATTGACCAGATATGGAACACGCCCAATATGAATGCCGCAGAACGACTGGACAAGACGCTCAATCTTCTCCGGGGTCAGGCTGGCGTTCTCATGAGGATGAACGGCATGGGCAACGTCATCTCCGCTACCGACTTGAAAGCGTTGCAATATCCGGAACTCTCCCGTCTTGCGGTGAACGATGCCATGAAGGCCATTGACGAAGTTCTGTCCAAGAAGAGGACGAATGAAGATGCGCTGGCCCAGCGGAAACGCTTGCCCGAATGGCAGAGGAAAGCTATGTATGAACTTAGCGACCTCACCATTGGGGATGCCATTGGGACGTTACAGAATACCCTATCCATGCAGTCGAAGATTGCCGTGAACCAGTTGCTTGCTGACGAGTATGCCTCCGTACTGAAAGCGCAGGGTGTGGTCGTACCTCCGAATTCCACGAACCGTACTTCGGACATGGTGGAAATCTCCTTGAAGAATACGAAGAATGCGTTAAACGGAATGTACGCCGACAAGGATGTAGCCGATGCCATCTACCACATCTACAGGCCGAGCGACGACATCCTGAATAGCAGGACGGACGACTATAAGAAGGTCCGCGAGTACTGGCAGAAGTCCGGCAAGGGGCAAGGATGGTGGAATAAGGCGGGTGGCTTGGCTAACCTTTCTGTCTTAATAGCGAGTCCTAATTCCACGTTACGTAACTTATATGGTACAGTAGCTCAAATGACCCATGCGGGTGCACTTCCATTCACGGGGAGTAAAGACATCGCAAACCTTGTCGGGGACTGGGTCCAGTTGCGTAAGCTATGGTGGCTATCACAGGGCAAGGACCTTGCTTCACAGGCTTCCGCGGATAGACTGCTGGCCGCGGAAGACAGGTACAACGAGAAGATTCGCTACTGGCAAGAGCTTGGTCTGCTGGACGCAGGTCAAGGGGAGTTCCTGCGCAACGTCTGGAAGTCCGACGAGTTCAGTAAGATGGCAGGAGAATTCGAAGAAGTGAATGAGGATTCCTTCTTCAAACTGGCCGAAGCTCTGAACGAGAAACAGGAACGGACGAAGGGCGAGGTGGCTAAGGATGCCGCCAAGATGGCGGGCAAAGTCGTAGCATGGCCCATCAAAACGATGTCCTTCGCCTATGGCTTGCCGGACGCGGCGGCCAAGATTGTTCTCTTCACTAACCAGAGAGCGATTGCCGATACCCAATTAAAGGTACAACTGGCACGGGCGAAAGGCAAGGCCAACCCCAATGCGCGGGACCAGATACTCCTTGACGCGAGCCAGACTACCCAGAGTTGGGATGCTTATGTGGACAGGTATACTGCCCACATGGTGAAGAGCTTGCTCCCCACGGGTTCGCGTACTCCTTCGTGGGTGAAAACCCTGAATATAGTTGCGGCTCCGTTCTTCATGTTCCAGTACCATACCTTCCAGTCTGTAGCCTACAACCTTGGCCACGCCATAGGTGAAGGGGTAGACGGTGTGTGGGCTATCAATAACGGCATGAAGAAGGAGGGGGCTTACCTCTTGGGACGCGCTATCCTTCGTACCGCGAGTTCCTTAGTAACTATTTCTGCAACCTCTGCGGTCTCTTCCTGGGTTGCCCGACAGATTATCGCCCGTGTCTTGGGAGATGACGATGACCGTAAAATCATTGACGACGCGGAAGTCATGAGGAAGCTGGCAGAT